TCCCGCAAAGATGGGAATCTCCGTATGATGAGTTTTGCTATGTCGCAGAAAGACTCCCCGACTACCTCAACGACCGCAACGCCTGCGCGGAGTTTGAGAAGACGCTGACGGACGCAGAACACGACGCATATCGCGCACACATCTGGGAGATGACATTTATGCCTAGAGATTGTTTTTCCGCCACCGCCCGCCAACGCAGCATCGCATTCCTCAAAACGAAAGGAATCCTGCCATGAAAACTAAACAATGGATGGTAATTCATTCGTCCGGCAACCTTTACGCCGCTAGCAATGCCGGAACTCAAAAAGAGGCCAAGAAACGTCATTGTTCAGACACAGGCAATCCGTGGCCTGTTGCATACAAAAACGGGGATCGCCTCGTAAAGGTAGCAATCTCAATTATCAAAGAACAGCTATGACCCCCACCCAACTCGACCACCTCAAACTCATTGACGCACATCTTGAACGTCTCATCGGCATCGCCTCAAAGCGGACGCCGGGGGAGTGGGAATTAACTTACGAGGGGGGCAACGGTGGCGCGTCATTCCCCCGCATCATAGACCCCGGAGACTTCGCTGCGTCAGCCGCCGAAGTATCTATTGAGGACGCCTTCTTCATCGCTGCCTCCGCAGGCAACGCCGAGGCCGGGTGGAGAGCGACACGGGCGACGATTGCTGCCATCGCGGAATACTCAATTCTCGATGAGAATCTGGATACCATGATGAACACTATCCTCGCCGCCTTCCCCCTCGAAACCCTTAAATAAATCAATATGACCATTGAAATCAACCGCACTCCTGGCATCCTTGCCGCTCTTGATTACCTAAACATGACCGTGCCGAAAACGCCTGTCATTGGCCGCATCAAACAATTTTCCAAAGCCCCTCTGCTTTGGACGCCGAAAACCTCGGTGGAATTGAGGAACACTAAAACACAAGACTAATATGACAGAAAATACAGAAACAGCAGCACCGACACGTCAGCTTGCGAAGCAGCAAGCGACACTCAAAGACCTGATTAGCGGAGATAAGTTCCGCGAACAAGTTTCCCTCGCGCTTCCAGCGCATCTTACGCCTGAGCGTTTCAGCCGTATCGCTTTGAATGCCCTTCAGCGCACACCGCAGCTGCAAGACTGCACGCAAGCCAGCTTGTTTAAATGCTTGCTTGATATGGCAGCTATGGGCATTGAGCCTGATGGTCGTCGGGCGCACTTGATTCCATACGGCAACGAAGTCACGCTGATCCTTGACTACAAAGGTCTGCTGGAACTCGTTCGTCGTTCGGGCGATGTGGTCAGCATTCGTTCCGAGCTTGTCTGCGAGAACGATGAGTTCTCATGGGAGAACGGTAAGGTCACGCACAAGATTGACTGGCGCAAACCCCGTGGCGAAATGCAAGCTGTGTATGCCGAGGCCGTTCTCAAGTCTGGCGAAACGCAAACTGCAACCATGACCAAGGATGAAGTGGATGCCATTCGCAAACGCAGTCGCAGTGGTAACAATGGACCTTGGGCAACTGATTTTGGGGAAATGGCGAAGAAGACAACCCTCCGCCGTTTGTGCAAACTGCTTCCGCTCTCACCTGAGATTGCCGAGCACGTTGATAAGGATCAGGACATTCGCACGGAAATTGACATCACGCCGAAGCCTGCCGCCTCCCTCAACCTTCCAAGCCAACAGGAGGTCGCACCATGATTATCCACGACGAAGCCACCTACCGAGCGCATCCCGCTCTCAATTATTCTTCAGCTAAATCACTGCTGAAATCGCCCAAGCACTTTCAAGCCGCGCTCAATCGCAAGTTTGAGCCAAGCCGCGAAATGATTATTGGCAGCGCGGTCCACAGCATCGTTCTGGAGGGCAAGCAACCTTCCTACATCGTTCGTCCTGCTGATCTCGACCTTCGCACCAAGGATGGTAAAGCATGGCGGGATAAGCACGCTGGCATGGAAATCGTTACGCAGGAAGATCACGACATTGTGCTTAAAGCTGCCGCTGCTGTGCAAGCTAGTCTTGACGCGCAGTATCTTCTCAAACTTTGTCCGCACCGAGAGATTGGTATTGTCTCCAATTACACCGGAGTGGAAATCAAAGGGCGTCTTGATGCTCATGGCAAAGACGAAGCTGGAAAGCCGATCATTCTGGACTTCAAGACAACGAGCGATGCTGATCCTGAAACGTGGGGCAAGAAAGCCTTTGGCCTTCGCTACCCCATGCAGACAGCATGGTATGAATCTCTACTAGCTCTTGAACTTGGCCTTGAAGAACCACCTGCTTATTTCTGGCTTGTGGTTGAGACGCAAGACCCATTCGATGTTGTGATTTATCAGCCACCCGAAGAAGCTCTGGAGATTGGCCGCGCTCAAATGAAGCATTGCATCGAAAGCTATAAAACGTGCCTTGCCACAGGTAAATGGCCGGGATACACAAAAGGAATCATTCAGCTTGAAGTTCCTGTATGGGAACGCAAACGCTGGATCAAGTAAGACAAACACCAAAGACAAACAAAATATGAATGAAAATATCACATTAGTTATTCCCAACGGGGATATGTTGCCTCAATCCATGCTGTCTAATATCCGCGAAGGATTCCAGTCAGCATTTGAGCAAGCTGAAACATGGAGAGAAAAAGCTCTTGCTATCAAAGTCACTTCATTGGCAGACAAAGAAGCTATGAAACAAGCTCGCGAAATGCGTCTAGTTTTGAAAAACATTCGTGTCGAAGCCGAGAAAAAACGCAAAGCTCTAAAAGAAGATGCTCTTGTAATGGGGCGAGCCATTGATGGTGTAAACAACCTGCTTCTTGCGGCCATCCAGCCACTTGAGAGGCACCTTGAAGAACAAGAGAGGTTCGCTGAACGCTTGGCTGAACAAGAGCGCCAACGCCGCTTGAGTGAGCGCACCGAAGCACTTCAACCATATCTTGAAGCAAATCAGGTGATTCCAGCCTTGGATGCGATGACAGACGACCAGTTTGCCAAGTATCTTGAAGATGCGAAATTGCTGCACGCCGCTAAGCTCGAAGCAGCCAAAAAAGCCGAGGCAGAACGCATCGCTCGCGAGCAAGCTGAAGCCGCTGAACGTGAACGTCTCCGCATTGAGAACGAACGCCTCAGAGCGGAGGCTGCTGAACGAGAAGCCAAAGCAAAAGCAGAGCGCGAAGCCGCTGAAAAGGCTCAACGTGAAGCCGCTGAAAAAGCTCGCAAAGAACGTGAAGCTATTGAAGCCAAAGCAAAAGCAGAGCGCGAAGCCGCTGAACTTGAGCTTAATCGCATCAAGGCGGAACAAGAGGCCGCAGCCAAGAAGGAACGTGAAGCACGCGAAAAGTTGGAGCGCGAGTTGGCAGCAAAAAAAGCAGCCGAAGAAGCCAAGGCTAAAGCAGAGGCCGAGGTAATTAAAAAGGCTGCACAAGCTCCTGATAAAGAAAAGCTGCTACTCATTGCTGAATCGGTTCGGTCCATCAAGATGCCATCTGTTTCGACAGATGAAGCAAAATTGATTCTTGCTGACATCTCAACCAAACGGGATAACTTCGCAAAGTGGATCGAAAATCAAATCGCCACAATTTAACACCAAAGACAAAGACACATGCCTAACAACACCATCAACGTATCCTTCGACCTGCTTAAACTGCAAGGCGCGAAGAAAATCACAGCTAAAGACGGGAAGCCCTACATCGCTATCTGCATTCCAGAAAGCCGCATCAAGGTTTTCAACCGCAAGGACGGCAGCGAAAGCCTATTCTTGGAACTCGACATCAAATCAAATCGTGATGGCGAGGACAAGTTCGGCAAGACCCACTTTGTTGCCGAAGCCACCACCAAGGAGGAACGCGCCGAGAAAGTGAAATTGCCCATAATCGGCAACGGAAAGGAGTTCATCTTCAATTCAGGTGGAGGTGGTTCCAAGCCTGCTCCACGTCCAGCGAAGCAGGATTCGTTTGTGGATGACAGTGGAGACGACACAAGCATACCTTTTTAGTTGAGTCCCATTCTAGAGTGTGCCATGTTAAAAAATGGAAAAAACCTGTTTTAAATGTGGCGCACTCAAATCATTAAGTGAATTTTATGTTCACAAACAAATGGCGGATGGACATCTTAACAAGTGCATTGTTTGCACAAAAAAAGATGAAAAAGAAAGATTCTACAAAAAACTAAAAGATCCAAAATGGAGGGAAAAAGAACTTGAAAGGCATAGAATAAAAGCAGCTCGCTTTAGAAAAGAGGGTCGTTTGGCCAGTAAAAATGCTTCAGTTAAAGGCAAAAAGAAATGGGCAAAAGCAAACAAGCACAAAAGATTTGCACAATCATGCGTAGCAAAAGCAATTAATTCTGGGATTATTCGTCGGGAACCATGTGAAATATGTGGATCAAAACAACAAATTCACGCACATCATGACGATTACTCAAAACCTCTTGATGTTATTTGGCTTTGCCCCAAACACCACGGCGAACGACATGTTGAAATCAATAAAGCAAAGCGTTTAAGCAACCTTAACACCCCGTTGGCCGAGGGGAATATCGGCCAATTTATAATATGAAGTTACATATTGGTTTAGACCCCGGCGCATCAGGCGGCATCGCCGTCATCCCCGACAATAATCCCGCGAAAGCGTGGGCCGTAAAAATGCCTGAGACTCTGGCGGATTTGTGGGATGAACTGAGCAAGCATGAGCCTAGATGGGCTGGTGTTGAGGGCTTCGTTGTCCACGCATATCTTGAGCGTGTCCACTCCATGCCGGGACAAGGAGTTGCTTCATCATTCAAGTTCGGCCAAGGCTTCGGCCACCTTGAGATGGCACTCACCGCTGCACGCATTCCTTACACTTACGTCACACCTCAAAAGTGGCAGAAGGAACTTCAATGCTTGACTAAAGGCGACAAGAACGTGAGCAAAGCGCGAGCACAGCAGTTGTTCCCGCATATCAAGGTGACTCACGCGATTGCAGATGCCCTGCTCATCGCTGAATACTGCCGGAGGACCATGAAGTGATGCCCAACGCCAAACAGCCATCCCCCGCACGCAGGCTCCACGAACAGATGGCACGCTTGCTCAACGGGACAAAAGCTCATCACGACGAAGTTACCGAAATCCTCATTGCGTTTCTAGCGATTCAAGTTGCAAGTTACAATCCGCTTGAGCGCATAGACGTTTGGGACGCAGTTATTGATACTCTCGACGACATGATTGAGGAAATCAGCGAAATGAAGGACGAAGAAATCACAATACAAAACTGATATGACATCCGAATCCAAACTTGAAGCAGTCTGCAAAGAACTTGACGAGGCAAATGCAGAACTTAACATAAAATATATTGAGTATGACAGGTTGTTCGATGAGGCAGAGAAAATTAGGCAAGAACGCGACGAGGCTCAAACCAAACTCAAAGAGGCCACGGAGCTGATGAAAGATGCCATGTGGCAGCTTATGACTTTCCTGAAACCCGCAGACACAAAAACTAAAAACATTATCCATGCACTTTGTCACGCGACCGACAAGTAGTGAAAGCGAGTCAGTATGCTGAAGCCAACCAAAGCCCATTTGCGAGCCAAGTGACTAGAGACACCCAACATCTTGTAGCGAGTCAACTATGAGCGACTATTTGACATCAACTTCTGCGTGAATATATGCAGAGTGCCGTGTGGAAACGGCAGATCGAAGACAATGAAACTAAAACTATATCCTCCCCACCTTGCAGGGCCGCCGTCTTCCGGTTTCCACCCCTGTTTGAGTGGGGAGGGCCGTTTTAGACTATGAACAACTGGTATGCCAATTTACTTTTAGACCATCGTTGGTTGAAAAAACGTCGAGAACAATTAGCCGTTGACCATTATCAATGCGTTTCTTGTCGGAAAAAGCTCAATGAAGCTACGCTGGTGGTTCATCATATAGGTTATGTAACTGGTTGGATGCCTTGGGATTATCCATCTGATTTACTGCAAACCCTTTGTCTTGAATGCCACAATAAACAGCACGGTGACAAGAAACCCATTTATGCTGTTTGCCATTTATGTGGTATCTTAACGCCAGAAGAACAGATCAATGGGCGAGACGAGAAGCATGAGTGGATTTGCGAGCCTTGCATTTTGAAATCCATTAAGGAGGAAAACGAATGAAAAGATTTACTGAAAGTAGCAAATGGTCAGACCCTTGGTTCCGCCGATTATCAGGAGCAGCTAAGATGCTCTGGTTCTACGTTTTAGATCATTGCGACAATGTAGGGATTGTTGAGATTGATTTACAATTAGCATCACAAGATTGCGGCATAAAATGTAACGCTGAAACAGTTGCCGAATTAGGTGATCGTATTCAACACATCGGCGGGAATAAATATCTTATTGGCAAGTTTATCAGCTTCCAATATGGCAAGCTGAGTCCTTCATGCCGACCCCATGAAAAGATTCTGGATGCCATTGAATCCAATGGATTGACTCAGGTTGGCAAGGTTTATGTTTATCCAGTTTCGCAAAAAGATAGGGTATCAATACCCTATCAAGATTTTACAGATAGGGTATCAGATACCCCTAAAGAAAAAGAAAAGGAAAAGGATAAAGAAAAGGAACAAGACAAGAATAAGGATACCCTTTGCACAAATCGTGCTAAAGCTACTCGGCAAGAACTTGACCAATTTTGTCGGCATAATGGACTTTATCCAAGGGATGCAGAATACCTTTGGTCGCGTTGGGAAGGCAATGGTTGGATGAACGGCAAATCCAAAATAAAAGATTGGCGTTTGACCATCAAGGCTTGGGTCGCACAAGGATATTTGCCGAGTCAGAAGCAACGCCTTCCGATTGATTTTTGGCCCTCAACGGAAACTTCTCAAGAGCAGTCCGAAGAATCAATTACCCTTGATAAGTTTTTGAAATCCATTCAGGAGCGTTCTGCCATTCCTCAAGAAAGCGAACCCGATACTCAACTTGAATCTGATTCCGACGAACTGTTCTGATGCAAACTTTATCCGACATCTCGGCTCGTTTGGCTGGTCAAGCTCTCAAGGTGGCTCAAATGCTTCTTCCCGCTGGAAAGTTGGAAAGTGGCAGAGATTGGGTGTGCGGCGATGTAACTGGCAAACCGGGAGATAGCCTCAAAGTTACCATCACAGGGGCTTATGCAGGGCAATGGCGCGATTGGTCAACCGACTCCGATAAAGGAGATTTGATTGATCTTTGGCGTTTGTCCAAAAACATCACAGCAGGGGAAGCTGTTCGCCAAGTTAAGGAGTTTCTTGGCATTGTTGATCCTGTCAAAATGGAGCGGAAAACTTACCGCCGACCTCCAGAAATCAAAAGTAGCAATCTTCATCCAGAAGGTCAGGCCATGAACTTTCTCAAAAATGAGAGAAAACTGACCGAAAACGCCATTTCTGCGTATTTGGTGCTAGGATGCCCTGAGAAGCGTTGCATAGTGTTTCCAAGCTACTCACCTTCAAAGGAGCTTCTAAACCGTTCTTACCGCACTCTAGGGGCAAATAAACGGGTTTGGCAAGATGCTGAGTGCGCTCCATCTCTTTTTGGGTGGCAAGCCATTCCAGAACAGTCTTATCGAGACAGAAAGATCATCATTTCGGAAGGGCAGATTGACGCAATGACTTGGTATCAATGGGGATTCCCAGCGTTAAGCATCCCAAACGGTGCTGGAATGTCATGGATTGAGCACGAATGGGAGAACCTAGAGGCTTTTGATACAATTTACATCGCTTTTGACGCCGATGGTCCCGGTGCAAAATTCACTGAAACCGTGGTAAATCGCCTTGGTAAGCATCGTTGTCTGATTATTACGACACCGAAAAAAGACGCAAATGATTGCCTTAAAGCAGGTTATACGAAGGATGATGCCGCTGAATGGGTAAAGAACGCCAAGACTCCAAGTCTGAAAAAATTAATCTTAGCCAAAGATTTACAGTCACGGATTGAACAAGAGATGCTTCCTAAACCGGAGCCGTTCACGTTGCCTTTCCTAAAGGTGACAACGTGGGAAACAAATCAGGAAGGATTTTGGTATCGTCCCGGTGAGGTTACAATTGTCGCCGGATACAGCAGCGCAGGGAAAACAACCTTTTTGAATTTCCTTATGTGCAATTTGTTGGCCGATATGAACAAGATGTTTGTTGCCAGCCTTGAAATGCCATGTGCTCAGTTGCTTCTCAACCTCATCAAAATGTTCGATGGGAACTGTTCACCACAAACAGTTGAACATTTTTTGAAGCACGCTGGCGATAATATCGCTTATGTGGATCACATTGGTTCGATGGGGGAGAAAGACTTGCTTGAAATGATGTGGTTCGCCCATCGTCGTTATGGTTGTGAGCATTTTATTATTGATTCACTTATGCGGATTGAATCGCTTGAAGAAGATTATCCAGCGCAAGGTAAGTTCGTTCAGGTTTTACAAGATTTTGCAAAACAAACTGGATGCCATGTTCACTTAGTTGCTCATCTTGGTAAGCCTCCACAAGTCACGCCAAAAGGATTTAGGCCATCTATGTATGCTGTTAAGGGTAGCAGTTTACTTGTAAATGGGGCTGACAACATCCTTTTACTCCAAAGAAACATGGAGAAAACTAAAGGGGAATACACCGATGAACAGAAAGCATCCATGCACGATGTTGAGATAATTGTAGAAAAGCAACGTGCTACTGGATGGACAAACGCTATCAAGTTGAAGTATCACCCAGCCAAACGCACGTTTAGCAAAATGTAACCTCTTGCAAAACTCACCTTGACGCATAACCTTCTGTCAAATGGCAGTCGCCGCAAAACCAGTCAAAGACAACCGAGTCATCAAATATGGGCGTGTTTGGCCCAATAAACCTTGGGGTCCGAAGGGCAAGATTATTCCTTGTCCTGAGTGGTATATGGAGCTTTGCATTTTGCGTGGCTATGACCGAATGAAAGCCATTCCGGGCAACAAACTAGTCAGTTGGCCCCAGCATTTTGTGAACTTTACGAAGATCGTGTTTGGCGATCCAAGGGGAATTTATTACTTTGAGTGGAATCCAAATGCCATGCGGATTCTTGGCAACTTCTACAAACACAACATACTTGCAATAGCGGGTCACAAATCTTCGTCTAAAACGAACACACTAGCAATGATTGGGGCAATGTGGTTTTTTATCTTCCCCAAAGACACAAAGGTAATTGTCACGTCAACCACAGTTGCAGCAGCCAAAGACAAAATCTGGGGGCAAATCAAACTCATCTGGATTCATCTGGAGAAGTATTTCGGCCCCAACTTTATGCCGGGGAAGCTAGTGGATTCACAGAACCGTATTCGTTTTGAGCATGATGGGGTCAAAAGTGAAACGCGAGGCATCATTCTTCTTGCCGCAGAAAGCTCTTCTGAAAAAGACTCCGCTGACAAGCTGCAAGGCACAAAGGCCGAGCAAATGATAGTAATGGGCGATGAGTTTGCCACCCTAAAGCACTCGTTGGTAAACACAGCCCTCAACAACCTTACGGCCAACAAAAAATTCAAGTTGGCAGGCGCATTCAATCCGAACTCGTTTTATGATCCGGGTGGCATCATCTCACGTCCCAAAGGAGGATGGGCGACCATCACTGAGGACGATGACGAATGGGAAACTGAGATTGAGCCTTTTGGCCTCAAGGGGTATTGCATTCGATTTGACGGTGAGAAATCGCCAAACGTGGTTCTTGGTGAGGAACGCTGGAAAGGGCTTCTTACCCTTGAAAAGCTGCAACAGATTGGACCGATTGGAACCAAGACGAAGGGCTACTACGAGCAGATTCGAGGTTTTTGGAGTCCTGCTGGCGATCTTGATTCCATCTACACCGAGACGGAAATCGTCAAGTATGGGGCTGATCGTCCTTGCACCACATGGGTTGAGCCTCCAGTCATTGTTGCTGCGCTTGACCCCGGCTTTGTGCATGGAGGCGACCGTGCTGCTTTGGCTATCGGTAAATCAGGCATCGCGGTCAACGTGGACACTCAGACGAAACAAAAAGTGTTTGAGCTTACCCACTTGTATGTGCTGGATGAGGACATCACAAACAAGAGCATCTCCAAGGTTGAATGGGTGGTTCAGCTTACCAAAGAAAAGCTGCGAGAGCATAAAGTGGATGTGCGGAACTTTGCCATTGACGCAACAGGTGGCGGTGAACCTTTTGGAGCCTTGATTGCACGCGAGATTGGCCTTGGCTTCATTAACATCAAGTTCTCCGGCAGAGGCTCGGATATGCCAGTTTCTCGAAACGATAATCGCAAAGGGTGTGACCGCTTCTTCAACATGGCATCCGAGCTTTGGTATGTGGGTCGAGAGCTTGTCCGCACAGGGCAGCTTAAAGGGTTGAAACCAGACGTGGTGGCCGAATTGGTTTCACGAACGTATCAGGAAAAGGCTGGCGTGGTTCAAATCGAGTCCAAGAAAGACATGAGATTGCGAACCAAGAAATCCCCAGACTTGGCTGATGCAGCCCTCATGTGCCTGCACGTTGCGCGTGTTCGCCACGGTCTTTCCTCCAATGAAAAGGCCGCTGTCGTCATGCGCCCCCGTCAAGGAATGAGAGAGTTTGATCTCGGCTTCTTGACGAAGAAGCCAACGCAGAGTATGCTTCCTGAAAGCCGACTCATTTCATTCGGAGGTGGGTGGGCAAAACAGATATGACAAAATCAAATTCAAATACCCACCTCCAAATTTGGAGGTCAAGAACTTGGGGGCATTATCATCCCTATACCTACAACTGGCATCCTGAATGTAAGAAGAATTTCCCAATATTTCATGCACCTCTTCCAGATAAGCATGAATGGTTGCGTGAGATACAAAAGAACAATCCGTTGGGAAGTATGGATTTTTACTTTGAGCGCGTATCTAGCAGGGATTGCAGGTTTGACCTCATCAATCGTTCATTTCCATGGTCCTCGCCCAAGCAAAGGGAGCTTGCAGCACGAAGGAAGACACCGATCCACCCTTTGAAAACAAATTAAAATATGAGCACCGACCATCAAATCGCATGACCATCTCCCTCCTTCACGCCACTCGTCGCCCCGAAGCCGCCAAAGCCTGTCAAAAGCTATGGCTCGAAAATGCGGACAACTCCGCCAACATCGAGATTATCACGGCTGTTGACCACGATGACATCGAATCCCAAAAAGCGTTTCCTGATGCTGTGATTGTTAATGGACATGAAGGAGCCTGCGCTGTATGGAACGAAGCAGCAAAACATGCTACCGGCGACATCTTGATTGGCTTGGACGATGACTGGCATTGTCCTCCATCTTGGGATCAGATCATCGAGTCCTACATGTGCAATGGTGCTGACATCCTGCATGTTGGCGACAAGCATCGCAAAGATGAACTGATTTGCCATCCCATCGTGTCTAAGCGTTTCTACGAAGCAATGGGCTATCTTTGGCACCCGTCCTTCAAATCGGTCTATTGCGACAACTGGTTCACCGAAGTTGCAAAACGCTGGGGCTATGTAGATGCCACAAAGGGAGGCAAGATTGACCTTGGTTTTCTTCATGCCAATCCCTCACAAGGTTATGGCGAGGAAGATGATGTGGCTCGCGAGTCGAACTCCAAGGAACGCTATGAGCATGGGGCTACGACTTTGGGACGTTTGCAAAGCCAGACCATTCTGGCCTTCACCTGCGCTGATCGTCCGCAGTATCTCAAGCCTACGCTGGATAGCTGGCTCAAAACCAACTTGTCGCTTTTGTCCTCAGTTCACTTCTTCATTGAGCCTACGGACAAGAGGCATGAATGCGTGGCTGTCATTGACGAGTTTGCAGCTAAGTCGCCGGTTCCTGTCATCAAGCATTTCAACAAGGAAAAGCTCGGCGTCCTACGCAATCCTTGGCACTTGTTTGACCACTGCTTCCGCATTGAGGGCGCAATCTTTACCATTCTTGGCGAGGACGACTTTCTTGTTTCGCCAGACATTCTTGACTTTCTTTGGGGAGCAAGCCGCTGGAATCTGCATGGCGACGAGAAAACAATGGCGATCTGTGCTAAGTGGGTAGGCGATAAGGCTAACAAGAATCCCGCGACATGGCATCGAGTCACCGAGTTCACAGGCAATATCTGGGGAACATGGCCCCATGTGTGGAACAAATACCTCAAAGACACTTGGGATTTTGACTATTCCAGTGGGAAAGAGGACGAATCTCCCGCAGGCTGGGACTGGAATATCCAGCTTCGAGTCATGCCAAAGAACGACCTGCATTGCATTGTCCCAACAGCCTCAAGATCTAAGCACATTGGCATCACGGGAGTCCATTGCACCGAGGAAGTTTTTGATGACACCGTGGCGTGGAACTTTGTGGAACATAAGTATGATGGCGATTACTTGTCCGTTGAGGATGCGGTTAAGCCAATCAAGGTAAACATTGATTTGCCTTCCGTGGTGGTATCCAGCAGCGGCGACTTAGGTGACTGCGTTGTGTCTTTAGCAACCCTTGTCTATCGAGGCAATCCAGCCATTTACCACCTTTGGGATGATGGCATGACTAAAGGGATTGTGGCCCGTGAAAAATTCATCCGTCCGTTCCTTGAAAGCCAGCCCATCATCAAGGCTGTCCGCATCGGAAGGCCAAACGAATGTGATTGGCGTTCAGAGGATTTCCGTCACCGTAGTTTGCATGACGGATTCTCCAACTTGGCTGAAGTCCACGCCAAGCACGCCAGATTGGTTGGATTTTTGGCAGACGTTCCGAGGTTTGATCGTCCTTGGCTGACGCTTTTTGACGTAAAATCCCACGGCAGAATCGTGGTCAACCGCAGTCCTCGTTACCACAATGACAAGTTTCCTTGGGGGAAGATCGTCAAGCACTACGGCAAACGCCTTGTTTTTGTGGGCCTGGATGAAGAATACGAAGCATTCAGCCACTTTGGGGAGATTGAGCGCGTCAAAGTCAAAGACATGCTGGAATTGGCCCATCTGATTGCTGGTAGCAGCTTATTCATTGGTAACCAATCTGTCGCCATGACGATTGCGGAAGGGCTGAAACACCCTCGAATCCAAGAGGCTTGCTTGTGGTTGCCAGACTGCATTTACCCCGGCGTGAACGTTCAATACATCGGCACGGGTGCGATGAAGCTACCCTCCATTGACGGTTCTGGTGAAGCCTGCATCAAAGCAGAAATAGTCATGCCAGAAGGCTTGGAAACGCCTCCCGGTGGCTGGCAGTATCCCGGCTTGCTCAAGAACTTGATGCACCCCAATGCAGCTATTTCGATGATTCGGCAGCAAAAACCCGAACTAAGCAATGCCGAGGCCAAGCAGCTACTTATGGAGTTCAATGCCGAACGGGTTCCTGAGTTCTTTGATAAAAGTCATCTTGACTCAGGATTGGCGAAGTATAGGCTGGCGATGAGAAATAACGGACACGCGATATGAGTGAAATAGACCGCAAAATAATTGAACTACTGAAAAGCATCGACTTTCCATCGCTCCTTTGTGTTCCGGTGGTTAAAGCCGAAATTGGTTTGGGCGTGGATGGAGTTATGCAAAATGTGATTCCATCTGAGCCAATCAATTTGCTCAATGAAGATGTTGCTGTTGAGGAAGCCAAGATTCAGCTAGAGGCTTTGATTGAAAAATGTAATTCAGCAATTAAACAGATTGGTGTCGAATCGCTCCGCTCCGCAGATATAGTTTGGCGTCATCAACAAGAATATCAACCACCCATTACGGGACGTTTTTTCGCTTGGATGCTAACCGAGCCGATGCCGAACGTAACCACCACCCATTTCAAACCCGTATCCTAACCCATGCTCATCGCCCTACCCGTCACAATCCACGACTCTGAACGCTTCAAGCTCCGCAACGATCTACTCATTCAGTTTGGCGGACTCCTTGACCACACAGCCACCATTATTTACGATCCAAACGTAAAAAAGGTTGCCCAAGAAGAATACGACCGTCTGCTTAACACCTTTGGCAAGGTGGACATTGCTCAAGTTACCACAGATTTGACTGACCCTAACTCCGTGGTGAACCAGAACATTTGCTTCTACCATGCGGTGATGAATCTGGCTCGGCTGAAGAATGAGCAGCCTTGGATTTACCTTGAGGCTGACGCTGTACCGACTTGCAAAGATTGGGCGAATCGTCTGCAAAATGCTTATCGTGCTTCTGGCGCGACTTACTTTGGCAACATCGTTCAGTTGCCCATGATTATCAATGGGCAGCTTGAGCTTGAGACGGGCGAAGAAATGATGATGGGAGTCGGCGTTTATCCGCCTAACATGACCGATCTGGACAATGGCATCCGCTCTTTGGTGATTGACCTTGGCAAGCAGGTTGGCAATCCAGCCTTGCCGTTTGACGTGTATCTCCGTGGGGAACAGCGCATGGCAGGATGGGCCAACACAGACCTTATTGCCGACCAGTGGAATACCCACAAATACCACGCTGTTGATGGTGGTTTTGAATGCGAGCCTGTCCCGATTGAGCGTAAAGTCCGCAATCGCGGAGGCTTTGTGTCCTCCAAAGCCCTCATCATCCACGGTTGTAAAGATAAAAGCCTTTACCAGCTTCTCAAAGGCGGCAAGACATCTGACACGAAAACTGCGCCAGAACGTGTCAAAACGCCTGAAAAGGCTCAAGAAACGGCTACTAGCGATTTGACCGAAGAAGAACTAGAGATTCAAGCCCAAGTTGAAGCTCGCTTGAATGCTGGCTCGCTTCGGCTGAACGTCTTTGCCGATGAACTTGGCAAACCCAAGGATGAAGTCACCGTCATTCTCACCAAGATTGGCTACGTCGTTCAGAAGCCTAGCGGTTGGATCAAGAAAGCCTGATTATGAAACTCTTCACATTTGCTAGGACTAGAAATGAATGCGGCGGTCACGGAATTTACCGTGATGAAGAACGAATTGAGCGTTTCGGCCCTCATTTCCCGCCCGTTTTCCTCTCCTTTGAGTCTGCGAAAGCTTGGCAGGAAAAGATCACGAACCCGCTTACCAACGAGGATTTGCTGGCTCAATTCCATTGGTCCGAATGTCATATCGTCGAGCTTGAGCTTCAAGCGGGCCTTGTGACAAATGTTGAGAAAGCTGCCGCTGATTTGGTTTCTGTTCTAAACAGCCAATGTGAAAAAGATGAATGGCTGGTGGATGAGAAGCTAAAACTCCTCACTCAAGAGCTTGCCAAAATTGGAATGCTTCAGATTTGAACCATGATTTTCTTCACCGTAGCTCAATCAAATCCCGGAGGATCAATTCATCGAATGGGATCATGGGAAACCGGCGAGTTCCCTCCGTTATTTGCGACGAAACAAGAGGCTAATAACTGGAAGGAATCGCATGATAGCTTTCTTTTGAAGAAAGGTGAAATCGTTGAACTTCACTTTAATTCAATCACCAAAGTAGAGGCCGCCGCTGTCGCTTTTGCCAATGCCTTTACTGCTGAAAAAGAAGATGCTGCCGAAGTCGAAAAGACTGTTCACGCACTGATTGAAAAAATTAAATCGGTCAATATTTCATTTTTATGAAAGCATTGAAATACCTTCAAAAAAAAGAATGGAGCATGGGAAACGGGCAATGCCCAGAATGTTTTGGTATGCCAAAAAAATGGTTAGGTCATCCATGTTGCATGGATACTGACCAAATTGGTCACAAACTTGATTGTGGAATAGGACTCGCAATTCGAGAGCTTGGCGGAGATACTTTGTTTCTAGGTGAAGTTCATCCAAGAATAGAGCTAGAGTATTTCATTGACTCCGATGGCCAAGAAAAGATTCGGCCAAAGACTAAGGATGGATGTCCGATTTTGAAGGAAAAGAACAAAAAGGCCAACCAACATTTTCTGGATAATATCGCGGCTCTATGGGATGCCTAAACAGAAAAAGATAGGCAAGCAAAGTTAATGGCTGCTTAAACCTTCTGCCAGCAATGGTCAGGATATTGGATGCCAGTGTTATCTATCGTTTCAAGCGGCAGATGGACCTTCAAACGTAAAACGCACCCACAGCGGACGCAACCTTGAAGCTCGCTATCTCGGCTGGTGTCAGGCCATCCAATACGTTCTCCCACCCATTTTAATGCCGAATGGCAGCTCCAACAGATGCCCACGGGTTTGTTGTCATGGCACTTGGCGCAAATCGCGGCACGCCTTTCTGCCTCCTCTTTCGGGACAAACTGCATACCACCTTCTGTCCACTTCTTCACGCTGTTGGCAAAGCGATAAACGTCATCAAGCGTCATGTGGCGTTCAGGCTCGCCAATCTCTCGACACTCAATATGCGGGTTCTGCTCGCACATCTCATGGACCACAACGGCCTTCCAGTTGTCAGGGAACTCAATGCCGTTTGCTTCCCATGATTTTGCCACTTTGGGGTAAATGGCGTTAAGCGATAGGTCTTTGTGGACAATCCCTGTTCGGCTGTCGGTAAAGACAAAACCGGGAGCGGGTGGAGTCGTTGTCTGGTTAGCTATGGTTTTCATCTGCGATAAGCTCTCTTTAGAGCACGATCACGCACTTCATCTGCTTTGTCCTGCAAAAACGCTCTGGCGCGTTCTGTGGGCATTTGTAGCGCACGTTGACCGTAGCGCAGAAGCATATCGCGGTATCCCCTTCCGGTTTCCAGCGAGTAAGCATCAGCCTCTTCCTGAGTCAAACGGCGACGATTGCGACCTTTGCCAACCATGCGGTATTCGGCATTGGCAGGGGTCAGGAAGATATTGCGAGCATTCAGAGCGCCAAGAATCTTGTATTCGGGTTCAGTTGGACCCATCATAAACTCACGGGAACCAGGAATGACGTTGCGTTTGATTTGCTGCCCAAGGATGTCGTAGTATTCCTCGCCAACATAGCGGCGGTAAATCGGGATATGGGAAGCGGTTTTCTCCCACAAGCCTTCGTATTTGCGAAGTTCTGGCTGAGTGTAGAAGTCAATATCCTTGAGGATACGAGGCACAAATCCGCCAACCCAACCAGATGCAACTCTGGAAAGGCGATCCAAGTCTCTTTCAGTCGGGTCTTTGGAGGCCAAACGATTACCAACCAAATCTTGAAGGCCGCTAAGAGCAGGGATTTCCAAGGTGGATTTTACGCCAGAAACCATTCCAGCCACACCTTTGCTCAAGGCACTTTTCTCATCCCATTTTTCAGGAGAGAAACGAACCTGATCGGACATGGAACCAATGGCGGAAAGTATCTGATTTAGCGGCCAGTTCTGGTAGTTGAACACATACCAGCGGCCATTGAACTTGAAGCCCATCGTGTATTCCTTCTGTCCTTTGGCGAGCATTTGCTTCTTCTGGTCTGGCGTCAGGTTGGCCCAACCACCATTCCAAAAGTTGCCACGCTCTTCATCATCCGGCTCATCTTGGATAGCCTTGATGACGGAATACCCAACCATAAGCATCACAAAGCTAACAATCTGATTACGATAGATCGTTTCGCGGAAAGCATCTTTCCCCTTAATCCTGTCATCCTTGGCCTCAATCTGCCGAAGAAGTCCAGCAAACGGGATGAAGCTCAAGCCTTGGTTGAACTTGTTGCTGGCGTAGCGAACGAACTTAGAACCTGTCAAACCTGCCGCATTGTAAGCAGCGAATTGACGCAGATAAGCCAAGGAGAGGAAGGTGACAGCCTTGAGGTCTTTATGGCTAATCCAATCCTTCTTCATCTTCTCCAAATACTCGTCAGCGTTGGACTGACGTTGGGCGAAGAAACCTGTGATGGCATCATAAACAACGCCACCAAAACCCGTTGGGTGCATCGTCATGGCGGATTCGGAGGCCAGATAATCGGCATTCTCCATCTTGCCGCCTAGATTATTGATAGCGCGATACATCTCGGCTTCGGCATAAGAATCAACGAGAGCTTTTTCAGCCTGAGTTTTGGGAGCCTTATTGTCAAAGTAGTCTCGAATTACCTGATCCTTGTATGCCTTTAGGTTGAGCATCTTCTCAGCCTCGATGATCTTGTCTGTGCTCATGCCAGACATGCGTAGGGCAAGCGAAGCCGTTCCAGCCTTCGTGACCATGACGTTGAAAGCGTCAAGAGCAGTCAGGAGTCGGCTAACGAAACGGAGATACACACCGACATAGCGGCGAACCATTCGTGGGTCTTTGGCGAGCTTTTCAGCAAGTAGCTTGTGGCGTTGGAATCGCTGAAGTTGATCGAAATTATTTATTTCACTCAGAATGTCGGTTGAACCCGTTCCAAGCAAACCAACATCGCCCGTCCAAAGGTAGCTCCAAGCCCTGCGTCCAGATTGCTTGAATGCGCCAAGGTAACGAGCAAAACCTTTAAGCATCAGAATGGATTCTTCAATTGCGCCCTGAATGTCGCCTTTGACTAGCTTGGCAAGCATTTTGCGAGTTCCAATGGTAGCAATGCTGTATCCACCGTTAAGGAATGCAGCACCAATCGAGAAAATGGTTTGAGGGCCAAAGAGAACGCTGGAAGTCCACCAGTTAGAAATGATTTCGCTAACAGGAACGTCCATCGCACCAGCGAGTTCAACAGCAAACTCCATCGCCAGCTTATTGCGCTTGGCGGTGTTCATGTCCTCGTCCTGAAGTTGGTCGGCAAGTTTTTGAATCCGTTCCTTCTGCTCTTCGGTAAACGAGGTGCTGATGCCGTAGCGTTCGCCCAGAACCTTTATAAGGTCGTCGTTGTTAAAGCCTCCAAGGTTGACGATTTCAAGAATCTTATTGCGGGATTGTTGGAGTTTCTTCTCCACATCCTCGCTGATTTCATCGCGGTCGCGTGCCTTCTTGATTTCATCACGCAACATGCGGTCAAGAATAGTTTGCTTTCGATTCTCCCAAGCCTCGGCGTAAAGGTCAGCAAGGCGTTCCTTTTGCTCATCCGTGAGATTCTGGAAGGATGGAAGATCGGAAATGGCTTCAAAGATGCGCTGGCGGTATTCGGCAACGTCCTTTGGATTCGATGACAAGATTTTCCGCCAAGGTATTGCGCGTTCAAGAGGAACAGAGTCGGCTGGACGAGCCTTGTTCATCTCGCGGAGCAAATTACCCAGAGCTTTTGGTCCTTCAAGCATTCTGAAGGCTTCCATGGCTTCGAGGTCGGCCTTTTCTCGCTCAGCGGCAGTGAATAGACGTTTTGCAACAGTTTCGCTAACATTGAGCGATTTGAGTCTGGCAACAAAATCTTCAAGAATTACGGGACTCTTTACTTGGTCACGGAAAGCCTGAATGATCGTGTCTTTATTTGGATTGGTGTCAATTCCAGCAAATCCACTTTGACGCTTCAATCGCTCTTTAGCAAAAATGATACGATGAGCCTGAGCATCAGCACGCTCACCAACAACAGCCTTGCGTTGCAAAATCTTGTCCTGACGCATGGCTTCACGGGCATCAATTTCAAGTTCTGCCGCTTTCCACAAAATGCCTGCGGTTTTCTCATCAGCCCCAAGTTCGACAGCTTTGTTGACGAACGATTTTTCCGTCATTTGATTTGGCCCAACACCTTGCTTGACGCGCTCCTTGTAGAGTTCGCGCATGGCGTCCACATTGGGTTTCTTTTCCTTGATGATGAGTGGATCAGAGTAACGCTCTGACAAGTCTTTGAGGATTGCCTGAGCGGTTCTCTCCGCCTTGGAAACCTGCTCCTCGCTGGATTCCGTCTCACCTTCTTGAGGTGTTTCAATTTCCTTTCCAGCTTCAGCACGCTTCTTGGCTGTATCAACCATCTTCTTGCGCTTGGCGCGCGTCTTTTTCTGTTCTGGAGTTTTGGCTTCAGAATCCAATCCAAGGAACTCGGTCATCAAAGCATCGAACTCAGCAAGATCCTTCTCACGAGCCTTGTCTCGCTCTGCTTTTGGCATGCGAAGAATGGCGTTCAGCTCATCAATCTCCTTGCGTTGCTCTGCGGAGAGTGACGCCTTTGATCCTGTTTTAATGTCCAGCTTGTCGGCTCTAGCATACATTGCTAGGCGACGAAGGATCATTTTTGCCATCTCCCAGATGGTCTTTCTACGACCTTCAAGACCTTCCTCACCCTCACTTACTAGCTTGGCATATTCATCATCTTCAGCCGCGCTTTCCTGAGCCTCGACTTCAGCCTGCGTTGTTTCCTCGGCAGCTTTCTCTTCTGCTTTAGTAATGATGTCTGTAATCTTCTCGGTTCCGCCCGTGATGGCGTCAAGTTTGTCTTTGGATTTCTGCTCTTTTTGAAGTTTAGCTTGATTGAAAAGGTTTCTCCCCCTGTAACGTGGATCAGTTAGTGACTCTTGACGATTTTGAAGGGCTTGACCAGCTCCAGTTCCAGCATTGTAATAAATAATACCACGCTTCTCAGCCAACTCTAACTCACGCTTACGACGAGGGTTGCGTTCCTTCCTAATTTCATTTGCCAATCTGTTCTCAATCTCAATTCCAATCTGACTACGAGCAATCGTAATCATATCCGACGAGACATCCTTACTAACTTGCAGACCAACGGCTATCTGAAACTCAGGGTCTTGTAGAGCTTCAGCAACAACTAGAATGTCATTTGTTTTTGCCATCAAGTCGTCAATGAGCTTAATCGCTGGATCACGGTAAAGAACATACGATTTGACGTTATGTTCTGGAATCTCGGTATCCTTGAGAAGTTTGCCTTTGAACTTGGCCTTCTTATCAACACGGCCTTTTCCAGCTTCAGCTAAATCAACCTTGAACGATTTTGAAGCCTCTTCCGCATCTTCAATCGGAATCTTAGACGCCTTTGCAGCCCTCGGCATCACAACGACGAATCCAGCACGGCGACCTTCTGGGGTGGTGACGTTGATTTCGGATGTGTCGGAAAATTGAGCCAGATTGTTTTCAGCATTCTTGATTCGTTCCGAAAGCATTTCTCCGAAAACACCCTCCTTGGCAGATGCGTATCCATCACTAATCCATTGAAGAACGATCTCTTGCCATTCACGAAGCACGTTTGCTATCTTCCTGAATGCCGTTTCAGTTAATTGGCCAGTCTTTTTAAGCTGTATCAAAGATCTAACCAGTTCAGGTAAAACATAGGGATATTGAGCCGCTAGATCCAATAGCTCATTTAAACTAAGGTTGGCTATTTCTGGATTATTGTTATAAAGCGATAGGGATGATGCCAGAATCCTCCTGAGAGATTCAGCTTCTAAGTCGTTTAGCGAATCAGCCTTTTGAATTAAAGAGAAGGCAAGATTACTTTGTTCACCAAGAACAAATTGATCGAATGAAATTTTTTTGCCAGATTTGATCCATTGATTCCTCAAGCCGATCAAATCCGACAAGTGAATCAACTCCTCAATGACTGAATCTTTTGTGTATTGAGATGCAGCCTGCGGAGCCATCTTTTGCAACTCATCGAAACGCTCTTGTGATAAGGAGTATCCAATGATGATGCTGCCATCTGGCATAGCACGGACTTGTAGAGGCGCATTGTCATCAATTCTGATTCCATTGTTTGTAGCGAAGTTGGATGCAGGCCGAAGCACCCGTTGGACGAATTTTTTAGAGACGCCATTAATCTCACCAAGAGAGGGAGATTTTTCGGTGGATTTGCGAATAAGTTCATTGAATGGATTGTCTTTTTCAAACGCTTGTATCTCTACTTCTTGCTCAGGAATAATTTGCTCACCCTCCTGCAACACCGCCCCGTTGTCCTCAAACAAGTCCTGAAGCACGTTGCTGAACTCGTCCTGCGTGACTCCGGGCATCAGTTCTTCGGTCTTTGCGAACAGTTCGCCAATCGGCACCGCCACACTTGTATCCTTGGGCATCGCTTCGTAAGCACGACGAATGGCTTCACGCACGTCCATGTCTCTCTCGCTGTAAATCGTAGAGCGTGCAGCCTCGTTGCCTGCGCTGGTTGCAGCATCGGTGTCGGATGCGAATTGAGGACGGGAGAAGCGGATGTCTGGAGAAGCGGCTTGGAAACGCTGGGAAAGCGGGATCACGTTGCCATCGGCATCGCGGGTGATGGGGTCGGCTGACTTGATCTGCTCGGGAGAGAAGACGATGACTTCTTCGATGTTTCCGTTTTCGTCTGCCGTGAAAGCCGCATCCTTCCGCTTGGCTTTCAAGATTTCCAAGTCCTTATCAGTGATGATGAGCGGGAACGATCTGCTAAAACCGTATTCCTCCCGCTGCTCTTGCGCAAAATCCGTTCCGCTTGCTCCATATATCCCAACAGGATTGAGCATCTTGGCGTATAAGCGAAGAGTCTTCATGCGGCGTCCAGTCTCCGCATACTTCTCCTTGGCTAGCTTTGATTCGTATTCATGGGTATGCGCGATGTTTGGCCCTTTTCCTCGCGCCTTCTTGGCAAGGAAGAGTTTTTCAGGCTCCATCCAGACACCCTTTCCACTCCAGCCAGCATCAGAGTGCGGCTGCTTATACCCACCCATCTTGAACACATTGAAATCACGGAAGGTGTGATGCACCAACGGCAGCGAGGTGTCGTAGTTCGCGGCAGCGGCAGCCTCATCCACCATCCGCTGCGCCTTCTCCATGTCGCCAGCCTCAACCGCTGCGAGGTATTCGGCGTCCATTTCAGGGGTGATTCCAGCAGTCGGAGCGATTGCACTCAACTTCACTTTACCACCGTCTTTTAAGGTAAAACTACCAAGTGGCACCGCAGGACGCTTCATCGCGTTACGCATCAGTCGAGCAACGTCCTTGAGGTTCTTCAGCGTAGGTTCACCCTTTTGTCCGGTCAAACGCCTCCAGACACGCTTGAGGAACTGAACGATGTCGTCCCAAACGCCTCCAGTTGGAATCTTTTCCATCTTCTCAAAGTCGCGCATCAGAAGCTCTTCAAGGGCTTCAAACCGACTTTCAAGATTCGTTCTCCAGTCAGCGTATTCATCGTAAGTCTCAACGAGTTTTGCAATCTGCTCGTCAGAGTAGGCACGCATCAGGTATCCACGAAGCTCACGCTTCTCGGCCATTGTAAAGAGAGAGATAGCCTTATGCCCGTTCTCATGGGCAATGACACGACGAGCAGCAGCTTGCTCCGGCGTAAGGCCAAGCATTGTTGCCAAGTTTCGATCCAAGTTGGAAACCTGAATCTGCTTCGCAAAAATGAGCGTCTGGCCGTTCTCGTAAAGACCTTCGATGTTCTTCTCGGTTTGAAGGCGAGCGTAAGCCGATGGGAAAAGACGCGCATTCGCTTTGTCAGCCAAGAAAGCCTCCAAAGACTCATACACGTTCGTCAAATAAGCGTTCGGAATCTCGCCAGAGTTAGTCAATGCCTCGCGTGCCGTTTCGACATCAACCTTGGTGACAGTGCCTTGAATAGCATCCTCCTTCTGCGGACCTACTACGGAGTTGAGGGAGCTTTTGGTGGCATTGTCTTGCTTCTCCTGACGCTTCTTTGCGGCCTCGTCAGCAGCAGCTTGCTTCTTTTTCGCAGCGGCAGCTTTTGGCCCTAAATTCTCCCTTGACGAGATTTCAGTTTCAGGTGAAACTTCGCCAACCATGGGAATCGACCCTCCCACGGGTTCAGCCTGAACACCTCGCGTAGCCCCCGGCTCCACGGCCACGGAGTCGGGGGTTGGTTTTTCGACTGCGGTGGGTTCAGCCACAGGCGCAGTCACAGAAGGTTGCTTTTCAATGCGCGTAAAGTTGACGTTCCTTGGAAGGGTCGTGATGTTTTCTGAGCCTTTAGGAATACGAGCAATACCTTCTGGATTTGTGAACTCAGCGCGAACTCTGCCATCAGAAAGAATCTTTTTTACACGATAGGTATTTCCTTTGAAGGATACTTCATCACCAATGCGCAACTCAGTTGATTTAACCGTAGCTGCCTTTGTGGTTTGAGGCTGGAAAACGTAGAGTTCGCCTTGTTTGACGTAGCCTTTGGGGAGGGTGATGCCGTAGGTGTCCACGGCTTCGGAGGAGACTGGTTTATTTTCACGAAATGCTCTTCGCGCTCGTCTATCTAAAATCGCATATCCACGATCTGATGGAACGCCAGTGACATCCGCCCAAGCCTTTACCTCAATGGACTTCCCGCCCCGCTGAATAGCCTTCCGACGTTCGGGGGTCATTAGTTTCTCCGGCACGAAAATCACCCCATCCCCTTGATGTTTTGCTCCTTTAAGTTTTGAAACGCGCAAAGCCGCGCTTTCTTCTGAAGAAAGCTCCTCCGGCTTCGTCACATCCCGAACAACAGGCGCAGCCATCCCTTCAACCTCCGCCGCCCTCTCAGCAGGCGTCAGTTTCGGCCTTTGATCTTCTGGCATCGCTGCCACGCCAGCTTCGGTGATGATGTTCTGCCCATCCACTTGCTCAACAAGCCCTTGGTCAACAAGCGACTGAACCTGCTCAGGCGTTGCATTGTTGTCCCGAACGGCGACGAGCGCAGGAAGATTATCAACCAGAGGGGCTGCGGCAAACGGGTCTGCCGCAACCTCCGGTGAAGGCATTACTTCTTCTTTGACTTCGCCTTCCGCTGGACTGAGTAGCTGATCGCGAGCGCCTGCGCTTTCGGCTTCCCGGCTTTCAATTCGGTCTTGAGGTTCTTCATAAACGCTTTCTTCGCTGGGGACTTGAGCAGGGGCATATAGTTCTGGTTCTGGTGTTAGTGTGGGTTCTTCCACAGTCGGAATGACTGCGGCTTGCTCCATTGTTGGAGAAGGCGTTACTTCAGGCGCAACCTCTTCAGCCGCTTGCTCAGGCTGAATTGTTGGCTGGGACGTTTTGGGAAAGATTTCTTTAAGCGTTGCATCGAAACCAGCTTGGGCTTTAGCTGATTCTGAACTTCCTGCTGCTTCAAGGGATTTTGCGGCATCTGTGTTAAGCTGAACTGCAACCTCATCTGGCGAAGGCATCGAAGGCAATTCCGGTTGTTGAGGGGGAATAACAGCCGTTTTGCCATCAGGGTCCACAACCGTAGTTCCACCCGCCTCCATAGCTGCCAATTTTTCTTCATTGGTCTGATCTGGAACGGTGTCTTTTGGAATAGCCCCAGCTTCAGCTTGCAGGTCTTTTTGAATTTGCGTCTGCCGTTCTGGTGGAGTGGGGCGAAGAGCTTTGATTCCGCGAGCAATCGCAGTTGGCCCAAGTCCAGCAGCACCCATCATGCCAGTCATAGCCATCGTCGCAGGCGCAACTTCCTTGAAGGATTTGATGTAATCGTCCAAAGTTCTTTCTTCCAAAGGAACGCTTTCAGGCGATTCTCCTCGCATCACGCCTTCTTCAAATTGTTTTTGAATGCGTTGCTGTTCAACGCCCGTCACAGCTTCCGTTCCAATTTCAGAAACCAAAGCTCCCGCACCAGCCAATGCCGCTTTAGTGCCAGTAACTTTTCCAAGTGCATTGGAAGCAAGCTCCATTACGCCATTCTTTCCACCAAGAGCACGACGAATATATTTGCCAGCGCCACCTAAAGCTAGGTTGCCAAGTGCCTCAGGGCCAGCTTCGGCAGCGCCAAACTTGCGAGCCAAAGGAAGCAATTCTTGATATGCTTCTTCTTTTTCCTGTTCTGTGGGTTCACGGTTAAGATTTTCCGCAAAGAAAGAGTCAATTCGATCTTTAGCATCATCAAGGAATTGAGCACCCGCCATGCGATATGCCATCAAAGCAGAAGTGGCAGCAGCAGCACCGCGAGCGGCCATTGGGCTTTTTGACAAAGCAAGCGTTCCTGCGGCAGCGCCCATACTTGGAATCAATGTAGCCCCAGAAAAGCCAAGAGAAGGAGTGGCTTCACGAATAGTTGAGGAAACTGTGGAAATATCTCCGCTTGCAGCGGCCTCTTCTTCCTCTTTAGCCAACTCATCTTGTAAGGCTTGCATTTCTTGGCGGCGAGCAAAGTATCCCTCACTACGCTTCCAAGGATTGTCCAAACCTTCCCACGCTTGAGACAACGAAGCCATTGTCGTTGTAGGCAATGAAGTTGCGGCTCGACCAAGCGCAGAAGCAGTTTCGGAAATATCCAAAAATGGTTTCTCTTTGACTTCTTTATATTGATCCAACCAAGAGTCGTCTTTGACTTCGGGATATTGAGAAAGCCATGAAGGTGTTTCAGCCATAAAAGAAGCTACTTAATATAGACTTTGCCATTCGACCATTTGAATTTAGTTCCTTTTGGCAAAGCCTCAACTTCTTCTCTTGTGGTTACATCAACAATCATTTCTTGAGGGGCGGCAACTGAAGGTTGGGAAGTTTGTTCAGGAAACTTTTCACCAAGATAAGCGTCAAGAACATCCCCATAGGTTTTACCTTTTCCAAAAGAACGAAAACCGGGAATTGGACCTTTTAATCCAAATTCTTGAGCAAATTCACCGCCTGTAAATTTTAACAATCTATCAGATTGACGACTTAATGCGCCTTTTGAAAGAGGGCTTGGCTTAATGCCCATTTTTTTAGCTAAAAACATTTCAAATTGATCCCGAACCGTAAATGGATTTTCTGGATCATCTGTAGCGGGTTCTGCTTTAGCAATATCGGCAATTACCAAATCAAAATCTAAACCAAGAGATTTGGCGAAATCTTTGACATAGGATTCCATATCTTTTTTCTCTTGAGTCCAAGTCTTACGATAATTCTCCATTTCGGGAACCATCCGTATATTTTTTTCAGCCGCTTTAATTTGTTCTTTTAGATTAAAGATACGGGAATTGGCCTCCCTAGTAGTTGTCCCAAATGGGAATTTAGGCGATTCGGCAAATTTCTTCAATTTTTCCAAAGCAGCCTTTTTAACTTCCATTGAAGTGTTGGGATCATTGATGGCAGCTTCAAAAGTATTTTCATCTGCCTCTGGATTATTCAAGTCGGCAAGAATTTCTTTATCATCTACTTTGGGAATAGTTGGAAGCTGAGAGGCTGAAGCGGCCTTTTCCTTCATTGTTTCCTTAAAAGATTTTGGCGCGCCACCCGTTGCAGCAGGTGAAGTGATGTCCTCTGCGGTTGCTGCACCACGTTGGGCGACAGGAGAAGTTGTTGGCACTCTAAATGAAGGGATTCTAGCCGTGCTAGGAACGCCCGTAACAGCTTCAAAGGCTTGTTTGTATTCAGGGCTATAAACATCATAATCAGGAAGCTGCATCCCCGGCAGTCCTTCTTCTTCTACTGGAGGTTCAATAAGAGCGTTTTCAAAATCAGACTTGGCTTGGCTGTATCTCTCTTGAGCTGCATCAAAAATTTTCTGTTTAGCATCAATGATATTTGGATCATCAAATGACGAATCTCGTAAATCCCTTTTAGCACTCTCTAGTTCATCTTTGGCTATATTGAAAATCTTGCCTTTTCGATCAATCATTTGCCTTGATGCAGCTTCGTTACGCGATCCGCCAATAGAAGCACCAAGTTGGTAAATTGCAGATGGGTTATCTAGCATATTGACCAGATTTGCTTGCGCCCCCCTTTTCAGAGCCCATTGCCTTGCTTGCTCAAGAGCGCCCTCGGATGTTTTTTTCCTCTCTAAATCAAGTTTAGCCATTTCTCTCGCAGTAGCAGCTTTAGTCTTAAAAGCAGCTTCTTCGGCTGGAGTGTAAAGATAATCAGGTTTCAGTTGACTAATATCAACACCCAACTCACCTAAGCGACCACGCTGTTCAGCCATGCTTTTTTTAAGCTCGGTGTCAGTGTATGCGCCAAATACTTCATCAGTGTTTGTAAGATTACTGGCTTTAGCAATAAATTCTGATCTGAATTCAGGTGGCAAACTTTTTGCCAAGTTGGGAACCAAAGCTTTAACAGCCTTAGATGGCTGAACAAATTCAGTGGCGCGAGAAAGTTGATCGAATTGAGGACTAAAAACAATCGCTGGATTCTTGCGGAAGATGTTCTCAATATCTTCGCCTTGGCTAAGTTCATCAAAAGCACGACCCATCGCCTCTTGACCTTTTAATTCCATGTTCCGCTTTGCTTGTTCAGCAGCCAAAGCGTTTTCTTTGGCTTCAAGCTCTTGTTCAGCCAAAGCATTTTGACGAAGTTTAGGATTCAGGAAACGCCTTTCTTCGGCTATGGGGGTCCCAAAAAAAGTAGCTGGCGGCAGATTGCTACGACGAGGAAGCCCCATGCCAAAAACGCGGGATGCAGGTGTGGATTTGTAGGGTTCAGCCATATCAAAGAGTTACGAGTCCGGGTTGATTCCAGCCAGTTCCAAAGCATCCACCCATGATGCCCCAATTGACGAATGAGGTGCTAGGGATGCCGCCACCACGGGCATATTTGGCTTCTTGATTCAAGAGATTGATACAACGCGCCCAATTTTCCTCGGCCTTCTGGCTGTCAGAACCATCCTCAAACTTCCAAGCCCAGAAACCAGCGCGAAGGGCAGGAATGTTGCCGGGAATCACCCAATCGCTTTCATTCCGCATACGGATGAATCTACGCTGGCAAATCAAGCGAATGGCGTTCTCAGCTTGTCCGGTTTGATAACGGCGGTAGGAAGGACGGGATTCGCCGGGGTAGTAGGAACCAATGAGGTTGTTTCCTGCGTCATACAAAGTCCATGCTTTCTGCATAACCGTGGAAGGATCAGGAGTAGCCTGAATGCCAGTCACAACAGAGAATTGATTCGTCGTGTTCACGAAAGGAGCGGCACAAGTGACCGATTCACCGAGTAGGCCATCAGCATCAAAAATGTCAGCGCCGTTTTGATCTTTGCCGAACAAACGGATTTGCTTACCGTCATCAGCAGCATTGGTCGCCACTTTCAAAACGCCCACAGTCTGAATGTTGGCTTGAGTGGCAAATCCATCCCCCATGTCAATCAAGACGCCAGCCCAATTCAACGAGTCCAGAACTTCGCCGGGGCCGTTAATCATGTAGGTGTGAAACTGCGTATAGGTTAACGCAGGAACACGGTTGTAAGTCATTGCCAAAACCGCCTCAAACTCGTATGGCAGTGTGATAAACCCATCCGAGCTAGGGAAGTCCACCTCAAGAATTGACCCCTTCCACTTGCCCGATTTCGTAACACGCTCGCAAACCTCATTGAGAATCTGGAGAAAACTCTGTTCTCCAAACTGAGGTTCAAGTTGTTGCCGAACATCGGCTACTGTGAGTTGGGTGTTCATTGCAAGTTCTTAACGAATCCTTTGTTGTTGTTGCTCACGAAGACGACTTTGAACAGCCGAACGTGCCGCCATAACTGGACTTTTAGAAATGTTCCCAGATGCATCCATGCTTATCCCAGAACCCATATTCTTCCTGTTGTATTCATTGCGAATCTTGTCAAACTGACCGGAAGATTTGGCGTTAGCAATGTTTTGCTCACGAACGCCAAGTAAAGGATTTTGGGGAATAGGGCTTGTTGATTTGTTACCCATTGCCGATTGAGCAATCTTGGGTAAAAACCCAAGTGAACCCATTAAGCCTGAAGTTGGCAAATTTAAATTACTTGCTGTTTGTGCAGCTTGTTGCTGTTGCTGCATAGCCGGATTTGTTGCAGGATTCCGATTATACATGGAATTGAATTGATATTGATTGAGTCGAGGATTATACATCAATCCTTGATCACGGCCAATAGTAGCCTCACGATTGATGTCGCCCATAGACCGAGTTTTATCCCTCTGAGCTAAGTAAAAAGCATCAAGTCCGCCGCCCAAGTTAGCACTACGATTGCCTGCGCTGCTACCAACGCTAGGATCAACTCGACGGGCCGTTCTGCCTGTTCCGGGTCCAGTGCCTTCTTCGTATTCAACATTACGAGGGCGTGCATCAATGCGACGACCTTGATTTGGTCTAACAAATTGGGGGAAAGTTGACTCTGCCATAATACCTTTAGATTATTCCCCTAAAGGACGGATTGGCAACGAGGATTTTAGGGCTTATTCCAAGGTATATGGCATTCCCAGACGTTCCAAAGCCATGCACAATCCTTGTTTTAACTCTTCTGGAGTAATGACTGAAGCCCAATGCTTTGTCATTTCGACCAATCGAGGGTGCATTAGATCGCCGTAAATCTCCAGAAAGCCTATGTAGTAATTGGCTACTTTCTCAGTGGTGAGAAGTGGAAAAGTTCTTTGGGGCCAGTTAAACCTATGATTCCAGCCCATTTTAGGGTGGCAAACAACCAACCCGCCGTTTTGCCGAACCTTTTCAGCCATATACCATTCTTCTCCGCCGAATCCTTTAAAGTGAGGATTTATGGCAAGTGCATTGGCTCGAATGAATGAGAAACAGCCCATACCTTGTGCCGGAACCTCAAACGGTTCGCCTGATTTCATTCCGTTCTTGTTGTCACCCCAGATGCCAAAATCATGCCCTCGCCATACAGGATTGATCTGCTCGCTTGTGGCCCTCAAGTTGTCATACAAAAGCGGACCTGTAAGCATGTTCTTGGAGCTAAAATTGCGTGACCAGTATTCCATCATGGCGGCAATAAAGCCCGTTTGAAGCAGCACATGGCAATCTAGGCCAAGAATAATGTCGCCCTTTGCCAGCTTGAAAACGTCATACTTCACAAAGCTACTCTTGCGGTCAGTGACATCCACCACGCGCATTCCCGGCACATCCTTGGCGAAATGCTTCAACTGCTTGCCGTGTGCGCTGTTAGGGTTATTGTCTAAGACAAGGAACTCAGTGTTATCAGGCAAATCTTGATGCATTCGGATTGACTGAATGGAAAAGAAAACGCCATCATAATCGTCATACGTTGCCATTGATACTGTCAGCGGCGTCATGGTAAAGATTGAGGGAAATTGTTAAAACCGTGAGTTACTCCAGATGCGTTAAACAACTGGATTCCAAGTCTTTGAGAGTAATGGAGAGCGCGATCAAAAAGCGATCTTAATTCTTGTTCTCCTAATCTCAACGGGTCTGGAGTTCCATGTCCGTAAATAGCATCAACCACGCACCCTTCAAAAAAAGAATCAACCCATTGATTCACCGAGTTCATTTTCTGATTGTTGAATTTGTTATGTGGTGCTGGACATTGATTTTCAAGCCATTTACGAACTTTTTCAGGTGTGTAATCATGGTCAAAACCAAGTGTGTAAATTCGTTTTGGTTTTATCTTGTCAAACAACCAGTAAAGACCTTGAAAAAAGATAGTATATCCTGCTCTATGTTGAGGGTAAGGATGCACTTCTCCCAAAGTGGCAAATATTGTTTTTGCTGAATCTGCAAAATAAGGGTAATCAATTTTTGTGTGCGGCAAATCACAAGGAGGGAAATTCTCAGGAGGAAAATCGCCGGGGTAAATCCAATAATCTAAACCTTGAGGAACAAAAACTCGCCAAGCATTATTTACCGCACATACAAGATCAACTTTGCTTCTTAAATCGTTTGCTTTTTTTGCTGATAGACCGCTTCCAACATATAAGACGCTTTCAATTTGATTTGTCATAGTTTCATATAAATTGCCAACTGGATATTAAACTCCATCCACCATTCGGGGTGATATGGTTTAATGATACCATCGTCGCACAATTTAATAGCGTCAATATGATGACGAAATTCTGTTCCAAGATCATGCGCTGAAATAATAGAATCCTTGGGTAACAGTGGAGCGAATTGTTTTAACTCTCTGCTTTTGCAACCGCCATCGCAATATACCCATGTTGGTTTTTGGTCTATTTTGTTTAAAATAGCTTCTTGTGTTGACAGCAAATTCTCATCCGCTTGTAGAAACTCAACACCAAGTCGGTTCAAAACATGGCTGTGATGACGATTTACATGGTCAACTGTAACTACTGGAATGTTGCGATGGATGCCCCAAAGTCCAAAAATAGTAGTTACACATCCAGAACCCGTTCCAATTTCCACAATGGATTGAATTTGTGGATTCGCCAGCATCACTCGATCAATGACCGAGTATAGCCAGAAATTATGCTGCATGTAATTCCCTAAAAGAGTTGTGTGCCAAGGTATTGCTTTTTCACTTTTTTCATTATAGGGCCGAGCGTCTGGAACGAATGTCATATTATGGTGGCGCGGTAGTCGTGGTCGTTGTTGGCGGAGGCGTAACAGTGGTCGTGGTCGTGCTACTTGTTGTAGTAGTCGTAGTAGTCGGGCAAGTTGAAATGGCCGCTACTCCATTTGTGTAAAGATAAGTGGTAAATCCATAGATGAAATAACCACTGAATGAACTTGTTAGACGATCATCTGTGAAAGCAGGATCAGAACTATTAAACGTAGAATTGGCTGTGTAAATAGTTACAGAGTTGCCATTGCAATCCACCCCAGTATAAGCATACCCCGGAGGTGGCGTTGTTGTGGTGGTGGAGCTTGTGGTCGTGCTAGAAGTCGTCGTAGAACTTGTGCTCGTAGTAGTAGTTGAGCTTGTAGTAGTAGTTGAGCTTGTAGTCGTGCTAGAAGTTGAAGTTGTTGGCGGGGGCGTTGTGGTCGTTGTTGGAGGTGTTGGACCAATATAAGTAACTACGCCACCAACAATTGTAAGATATGTCCCAACTTGGATTGGAACAGGTTGCACAGGGCTAGGCAAACTTCCAGTAAGGCTAGTTCCAGTCACTCTGGGCGAATCTAACTGCGAAATCACAACGCCATTCGTAGATTGAAACGTGGTAATAGAATCATTTCCCCACACCCAAGGGCGGTTTGTGATCTGAGAATTGCCTGTGTATTCGCTCATTGAATGACGCGCTTTGGTGAAACTGGCGGGAATATCGTAGCCTTACGCCGATAATACTGACCATTCACCAAGTCCACATCGTCTTCAATGACAAACGGTGCCCAATCAAGGAAATTGGTAGCAGGGAAGATTTGCTTGTTGGGATTCCACCCACCCGTTTCGTCCACCGTGCCTTGTCCATACACTTTTTGAGCACCCGGAATGTTGTTTTCAAAAATCACCTTGGGATGAAGGCATCGAGGGAAGTTAATTTCTTTCCCAAGAAAGTCACCATTGATGTCAGTCGGAATGGGCTGAACATGAGTTATCTCATTTTGCGAATAAGGCACATCGCTCAGGTATTCCTCAATCTTTACCACCGAGGATACGTTTGGCGTTGGCTTATAGACATACTTGGCGAAGTAGCGGGGAGCAGTTTCAGTGGTTGTCCCATTGAAAACAGCCTGCGGGAACACTGTGGTTTGGTAAATGTCTAACGAATAAAGCACTCCCGGCCAAGGATACTGACGAGTGGCAAACGATGTGCGGAAAGGTGTCTGACGTTGAGCTGGAGTCTTAGATTTGGCGTAGTAAAACCAAATGTCATCCCCCTCTTTGGATGAGTCGCAATAACGATAGTTGGCAAAATCTTGCCGCCGTGGAAGGGTTGCAATGGTCGCTTGCTTGTAAAGCTCACCAAGAGTCGGAGTCGCATCCAGCTTTAACTGGTTCGCGTCTTGCCAAACCCGAACGGAAAACTCGTCAGGATTAGGTGTCGGGATGACTTCTAACTTGATTTCAGGCGAGGCCATTAGGAAATGTTAGGCGGACTGGTAGCGATAATATCGCCTTCTTGATATTCAGCAGGAAGGTAACGAGGCGTTGCGCTGGCTCCACGGTCAAACAGCCAAAATGTCTTGTTAAGTAGCGTCTGACGAAGGGGGAAGTGGTTGATTTCGTCGGAAACGCTCATATTGAATGAGTCAGCGGCAAGAGTATATGGATAAGGACTTGTCAAAGTTGCGACTGGTGGATTAGCAACTGGTATAATAGTTTTCACACCATTAGCTAATGCAGCAGATGGAGATGGTATAATTTGAGGCGCTGACCAAACTGATCCCGGACCACTTGTGGGAACTTCGGTAACATCAGTTCCAATACCCGTGCTGGCTGTGAAAATGTCTCTAAACTCAGACGACCAAACGCGCATTTGTTCATTCGACACAATCACCGATCCAGCCGTGATGTTGGTGGTAAAGTCAATCGCAGACCCGCCCTCGGTCAAAGATAGCTGGCAAGTCGCTCCACTAGCTGCAATGACATAATAAGCCGTATTCGCAGTAAGCCCACTACCCCCTACAATATTCGTAAAAGTAACCTGCATCCCGTTCGCCAAAGTTGCGCCTGTAATGGTTACTACGTTCGTCGTGGCATTCCCCGTTACGGAAGCATAAGCTGTCTGGGAGCCAGAAAGGAAAACGTCAATAACGCCCTCCTGCTTGGCAAAGGTCAAATTGTTGGACCTAATAAGGTAAAGTGTAGTTCCGGCCATGATTTTGCATTTTAACCGCTTGACAGGGGAAGGCAAGTGGGATTACTGTGCCGTCGAATTCAAATTGGTTTGCGCTGTGGAGCGGCGTAATCCGCCCACTGCAAACCGCACTGAGGCCGACGTTGCTCCACGACGTCGGCTTCTTTGCGTTCACACACGACGCCTCAGTGTGAAATATGGAAGAACGTAACCGATTAAATTTGGCCAAGCCTTCCAGAACCGTATGGCCTTCAAACCCGGCTACCGGAGGAGTGATGAATTGCCCGCCTCTGGACACGTTTTTAACGTGAAATTCTGCGCGAGCGTTGAGTGTAGGTGATCCCTCTGGACTGAGGGAAGATTGGGAATCTAGCCCACCTTTGACCACTCGACAATGTCTGGCCTTCTCAATCTCCCAATTGAAAGTATCCAACATAGCTCTCTCCTGAAAAGGGGCGAGCTATGCCCAGCGCAAACTCACAACCCATTGAAAGCAGATGAGTCAAACACCACGCTACAAACAAGAAATCGAAGCCTCTGGCCTTAGCCAGAAAGAGTGGTATGCGAAGGTTTACCTGAAGTCGGATCACTGGAAGGCGCTGAAGAAAGCCAAGGCGAAGGAGGTTGGCCGGAAGTGCGAGATTTGCGGAGTGACTAAAAGGCTGGAGTTTCACCACGACAACTACCGTGATATTTACGATGTGACGACGGCTGACTTGAGGATTCTGTGCAAGACACACCATCACGAATTTCACTTCGGACCCAAAAAGAAAAAGGCTGTAAAGTTTGACATCAGCACCCTCAATTTGAGTTCATCAAATCTGGAAAACGATGTCTTGGCATTGATTTCAAATCTCAAGAAATCACCTCGCAACCAAAGGCTCAACATCATCATCAAGGAAATGCGGAAAAGGAAGATGGGCGAGTCGGCCATCAATCCTATCATCGCCCTGAAATCTGGCAAAAAGGCGAGAAGGATGCGACTATCAATGAACGGCGGAAAATGGAGAACCGAAGACTTCGACCATTATTGGTATAAATTTAGAAATGGCAGGCAAATCACCCGCCAAATGTGCGAAGAGTTTCAAACTATCTTCAAGTCGAACCTCCGAGCAAGGCATGTTAGAAGGCTTAAATACATGGCTGAAAATTCGTAGCTATTTTAAAAATCCTATGCGACACTTGCCACAAGAAAACCCACAAACTGATATGAACACAAAAACATACCCACCAGACACCGAATGGATCGCATTCCTTTACGACATTCGGGAAGGTTCGCCAAGAATCATGTCAAACAGGCAGCAGCACGTCACTGGGGCAACCAGAGCAGATGCCATTCAGAACGCCCTCAAACTTAAGGTCAAGTCACCATACATGGAAACAGGTGTTGCTGGTGTGTCGCTCATTCCAGCCAAAGAGTATTATGAATTGAACTCAGGAAGAAGTTGGAAGAACTGATATGACGCTCGCCTCTCAATACCGCAAATTCGTAGCCGCAGGAAAGAAGTAATTGCCACCCGCCAAAACCACGCAATGTTAGCTAACTGATATGACCAACGAAATCACCGAACTAAAGCGCAAACTAGCCGAGCAAGACGAGATCATCCGAGAACTCAACGAGCGAGCTTCCAGCCATCTCATTACAATGCTGAACACCGTCCAGAAGTTGAAACTGGAAAACGATATGATTAACGCCAAACTGCGTCAGAAAAACCAATGAATTTATACAGAAGAACCCAACAGCTCCAAGGGGCAGAACGGGCAATGCAAAAGGCTGAGAAAGCCATGCGAGAAACCTGCAAGATAATCGGCAAAGAGCTGCGCCAGATGCGGGAAGATCGTCATATCAAGCAGATTACGCTGGCAAAACAGTTGGGCATAAGCCCCTCCCATCTGTTTGAGATTGAAGATGGCTCTGTGATGCTGGATGAAAAAAGGTTGAAGCAGATTTATTGGCAGATCAAAGGTGCTACATGAACCTTTGCCCAAGATGCTATGCCAATGGACGATCTTTGTGGCCTACTTCATGTCTATGCGTAGATGGCGGTGCCCTCAAGCCTTCCGAGTTTCACGCATGGAACGCCACCCGTAGAATGCCCTACAATCTTCCAAAGCAGGAAATCACCTTGATAAAGCCAGTTGCAAAACAACTTGAATGGGTGTTTGGTCAAACCATCAAAAAATGACAGAAGAAACCGATATTGAGTCTATTGAGGATGCCATCATCAACATCCACGAAACCTGCCTGAATCCAGAAATTGCTGCTCCGTTGATCCGCAAAAATCTGGCGCAAAACCTTGTCAACGAATACAGATTTCGGTTTTTCAAGAAAGACGGCAAAGCAGTTTGCGAATGCCAAGTCAATACTTCACCAAGGCCCAAGTATCTTGGTAGGTTTAAAGGACTGAATTAGTGGTAAATAGCTGGCTCCAATTTGCCAGCATGGGGCTAAGACGCTCACCTGAATCTTGATGCAAGCGGCATTTGCAGTTGTTTTCTAGTGAGCATTCAATCCAGACAACTCCCGGTTCGCAATGCAGTTTGGGATGCTGCTTGTGGCGGCAAACAGCCCTTTCCTCGAACGTGTTCTTGATGCGCTCGTAGTCGGTCATCGAGTGGCTTGAAAATGTTGAGCATCCCTTTGCCAGAAAGCACCAGCAGGCATCCAGCCTTCTTTGGCAAACTCTTCCATGACTTCGAGGGGCATTGTAGCCCGTGTAGGCCAAGGCGTGTGATTGCCATTGCTTTCAGGGTCAAGATCAACCGCTGCTGCCCTTGCGTGTAAGCTAGGCAGTGAGCCTCCACGCATAAGGCGATTGTTGTAGCAACCAGCATACTTTTCCAAAACTTTGCGATGCGGTCCCTTGCTAAGAGCTGTCAGAATGCGCTTGAGGCTTTCGGCTACCTTAGCATGGCAGCGGATGATTCGGACAGGTTTGTTATCATACTGAATGCCAAGAGAAGCCACATTGATTGCAGTCAACTTAGATTCATCTCCTGCGGGTCCGTAAAACTTGGTCAACGCAGCTTGATTTGTTTCCGGCCAAGGATTCGGATTAGGCATCAATTTACGCAAGTATTCTTGACAGGCGGCAATGCTTTTGGGACCCCAAAAACCATCTGGAGTGGTGCCAATCTTGACCTGCATATCTTGGATTTCTTTTTGTGTCATTTATTTGGATGTGTAGATGATGATGATGCCCCAAACAAATAGGGCAATTGCGGTAAAGGTTAAACCGAAAAGCTGGGCGAATGAAAATTCTTGGATCATGGGAGGCTGTCTGGTTCAATCATCCGAGCGTTGTTTTTGTGAAGGAACTTTGCCAGATCGGTGCTGAGTTTGTCCACAACATCTTCTGGCAAAGCCCACTCCCATTCATGCAGAAACTCATGGATGAGGATACGCAGGTGCGGTTGACCTTTGAGCCTAGCATCAATCTCAATCTCACCGTTGCCGTGGGCTAGGCCAAGAGCGCGGTATCGCCCTAGCTTTCGCCTAGTTACGGTGATGGAGGTCGCTTTCACAGCTTGGCTCGGACTTGCTTGACCAATGCGGTATTGGCCCCGCGCACGTTCTTAACAATTTGATGATTCGTGTAGCGAGGATGACGCTTGATGGCGTTTTTGATCCTGCTCTCAAGATCGTTGGTTTGAGACTTTGCCAATGGGCCATCGGATTCTTGCTTCTGGCGGTAACACTTGACTCGAATCGTCATGCGCCTTTTGACATCCCAAACAGGAAACTCTTGGGTTTCAAAGACGCCTGATGCAAGTCCGCCACGAAGAAGATCATGGACACGCTCTGGAGCGCATTGCAGCTCGACGGCTATTTTCTCTTTGGTGTCCCATCCAGCAGGGACGCGATATTTCTCAATGTTGATCTTATCAATGGCTTTTTGCCAGTTCATAGGTTTGTTTTGGCGGGTTATCAGACGAAAATGGGGAACGTGACCGTCCTTCCATATCGTTTGTCAAAGATGAAGCCAGTCTGTGAAGGTGGCTCGTAGGGTGCTTTAATGGCAATGGAGTAAGCATTGTATCCAATCAAACTGCCGTTGCACACCCACTTGGGGTTTTGCTGCGACTGATGCCAATGCCCGAAGATGTCAAGATCTGCCGGAACGCCTTTGTTCCACGCAGCAATAGCCTTTTCGACTGGAATGGTCAGACCACCAACGCCACCTTGGTATTGCAACCCGTCTCCGTGGTGGATGCGAAGTGTTTTGCCGTAAAGGTCGAGAAGCAGATGGTAGCCGTCAGACACATGCCAAGAGGCTTTGTCCTTCAGATGCTTCGCCATTGTCTTGTAGAGCATCCACTCGTATGAATTGGCGGCACCCGTGGCATGTCGTGGCTTGCGCGTGTTGCGTCCATGATTTCCATACACACAGGGTATTGAAATTTCCCCAAAGTGCTTGGATAGCAGCTCAACTCCGCTGGCAATCTGGTCTTGCAGCCACAGAACCGTCTGTGTTGGCGATAGAGCGTTGTTCTCCATCAATTCCTCATGGATGTAGCCCGTCATCAAGTCGCCCCCTAAAACAAGCACTAAACGCTCAATTTTGGCTCCATGCCGTTGAATCTCAGCCATGCGGACAATGGACTGCCAAAAACGGTTAATTCGCTGCTCGGCAATGTCGAGGTTGAACTCGTTGAGGCCGTTGATCGTCTTGCCCTCAACCGTTTCTTCCACATGCCAGTCAGAGGCTACGGCAACAAAGGTGGCCTCGGCATCGGTTTCCTTGGCAGCTTTGATTTTGGACGCCACTGGCGTTTCGCCGGAAATGCCAAGGGCAATGTTGAGTTGCTGATCCTTTTCGGCAATGACGGCAAGGAGCTTCTTGCGCTCTAATTCATGGTCCGCCACCGTTTTTTTGTGGCGAATCTCTTGAGTTTCGTGGATAGCGGCAGACCAGTTTTTCATAGGATTTTAGTATTTAAGAGCTTCTTGAACTCGTTTCATATAAAGGTCGGCTGAATACCAGCGTTCGTCAACTTGGGCGCGATAAAGTCCTTGTTTCGTCTGGATCGTTGTTCCGGCTTGGATTTCCAGCGTGTCCGGCGAGTAAAGTTGCATTGAGCCTTCGACGGTGGGTAAGCGCGATACGCAAGCGGTCAGCAATAGCGCGATCATTAGGAGTGCCAGCCTGTTCATATTGTAGAATCTTATCTGTGAGTTCTTCACAGTCCTTTGTCAACTTCCATGTTAGCCACAACGGGAATGCCCTAGAAGCGGCTGAAAAGCCCTCAAAAGCAGCCGTTATAGCAGCAAGAAGCGTCATTTCTTGTCAATGACGTTAAGGCCAATGTGTTTGAGGAGGCCGATGATCTTCTCAAGAATTGAGTCGTCTTTAGGAGTCGGGGTCAATTTTACAATGATACGGGCAGCACCCATAATCAGACCAATAGCCGCACCGATTTCCACCCAATGATTTGCAACGTAGTTCACAATGTTCATAGCATTATTCTTTGTTTTTGAGGGATTTAGAGAATTTAGCAGCACTCACCCCCTTTAGGGCATCTAGCGACAAATTTTGGAACTTGTCTAGCGAATTTCGTTGGTCAGCTCGCATCTCCGTAATGTTCGCGTCCATCTGGTTCAACAGATTGGTTAGCTTTTCCAGACAATCAGAAAACCTGTTCAATGTAGAAAGCCCCTTCCCCCAGACCGCCCGAAGGATCAAGGCGATAAAGGCTGCTAGAGCTACAATGAACATAATCAAAACGACATGGAGGGGCTGAAGGGCAAGTTCTTCCGGGGAAATCACGGCCATCTTTGTATAACACCCATACGCTGTGGTAGCAAGTATTCCTAACCCAGAAATGCAAGCTCCGGCTATATTATAGCCTAATGCAACGGGTAGATCAAAACTTTGGGGGTCAAAAAAGATTTTCATGGCTCAAAAGTTGCTTTTTCTTTTTGAAGTGCATCGGACACAATCTGCATGGCTTGAAGAAACCGACTGAACTCCGGTGGAGTCAGCGTCAGCTTTTGGCTGGCAAGGATTTGGTCAATGACTGAAAAGGCTTGGATGGGGTTCATGGGAGTTTGCTGGCAATGGTTTGCTCAATGGTTTCAATGAGATTAACCCGTTCCTCATACGGCAGGGATTTAGCGGCTGCAACCAAACGAGAAGAGGCTGCATTAAAATCCGCTTCGACATAGGAAGCGATTTCCGCATTGAGAGAGCGCAAAAGATAGTCTTGCTCGGTCAACGGCGGCTCATTGATTTGAGCGCGTTTGGTGAGGCTGGCAGATTGCTCTGCGTTAAGATTCAAGGTGATGGTGAGGTTCATGGGGTAAATTAAGCATTAGCGATTGTGGTGACGGTGCCGGAGCTGCCGCGATATTTCAAAGCGCCAGCCTCAACATACAGGATGCCGCCCCCGGTTGGATTGGTGGTTGGGACGGTGGTTGCATTGCCAAGGAAAAGGACGCCACTGCCGCCGCCGTAGGAGCCTGACGAAGCAAGCATGAAAGTGTTGAAGGTCGTGGCTTCAAAACCCATACGGTCCACGCTGTCCGTGCCGAGCATGAGTTGTCGGGCTGTGCCGCCGCCACTGCCCTTGATCGTGCGGATCTTGCCAATGTTGCTGTTACCGACCCAGCCAACCTCTAGCTCTTCTTTGTTGGTGAAGCTGGTGTAAGTGTTAGCGATGCTGAAAGTTTGCGCGGAGGTGCCATTGCGCTCAACCAAGCGGCCTGTTCCATCGTTGTTGCCAAAGAGTTGAGTGTTGCTGCCCCAATTCAGCGCGGATGATCCTAAACCTACTATTCCAGATTGGATAGTCGCATGAACGCTGCCGCCCACCCAAAAATCGACTCGATCTGCTGCCACACGCATACCATTTCCGGTGTTACCTACGGCAGTGAATTGAGGTGCAGAACCGCCTGTTACACCTTGGAAAGTGCCTGTGCTGGCTGTCAAAATCACATTGGGCGCGGTTTGATTGCCCGTGAACGTATTCGCCCCCAAGATCGCTAAGGTGCCACTGGCACTCATCGCGTTGGCAAGACTAGCGGCTACGTTGGTGCCAAGACCAGAAACGCCTGTGCTAATAGGTAGTCCGGTGCAGCTTGTTAGCGTGCCGCCAGAGGGTGTTCCAAGTGCTCCACCATTCACAACGAAAGCACCAGAGTTGCCGGGAGTGACAGTCAAAGCAGACAAGACGCCAGAACCGGTGTTGGTTGCGGCGATGCTATTGCTGGCCCCCACGCTCAAGATGGAGTTCTGCGACGCATAGACACTGAAGGCATTGATTAATGAAGGGCCGTTGTAGGTGTAAACCCAAGTTGTCCCATTGAACAAGAAGTCTGCATACAACGGAGCGTTCAGCGGCGCAAAGAATTGAAGATTGCTGGCCGTGCCGTTGATCGTATTGCCGTTCCTTGCAATCGTGAGCGGACGCGGAGCACTGCCAATCGCTTGAGTTTGGATGCGAATCCAATCGCCGCTGGCTGGGCTTGCAGGCAGCGTCAGCGTCATGTCTGGACTTGCCCCATCGGATATGCGAGCCAGATAGGACCTATTGCTGACAAGCGTGGTGTCAACCGTGATGACTTCAGTGTTGAGTTCCAAGGTCAGTCGTGCAGCAGATGCGCTCGCATCGTCAATCAGCGTGCGTCCAAAGGCAGACAAATCCGTAACCGCTGCCGTGCCTGCGCCTGTGAAATAGGGCAGCTTGTCAGCCGCACTGGTAAGGCCAGCTAGGGCATTGAGATTGGCATTTGCTGTCTGATACACCCAATTTACACGAATGAATAAAGTGCCGTTATTAGGATGAGCATGAACCACTGCCGCCACTTGAACAATACCACCTGTGGTCGGGGCCACATTGGTTAAACTACCACTGGTGTTGCCAGCGTAAAGGATGTCGCCATCCACCCAAGTTTGCGAATAGTTACCACCGTTGGTTTGAATGCCGCGCAGTTTGCCGAAAGCAATGACAAAACCTTCATCTCCATTTGCCAGCGATTCTGCCGTCAACCCCATAAAGTAAGTCGCCGGACCCGTGCCATTCCAAGGTTGGATGAGTAGCTTCCCACTATTTCCAGTCGTTCCAGCAAACATAACTGGAACACCTTTGGCAATCGGGCTTCCAGTCGAATTTTTCACATGAAAAACCAAATGCTCACCAACATGGAGAACAAAACCATTGAGCTGAATATCAACGGTTTCTTCGTCCACATTCCACATGGCTTGGCCTTGAGTGGTCAAACTGCCAGTTGGGGTGGTATCAAAAGCGAGACTATTGACAGCAGCTAGATCGCCAGTGCCAGACTCGGTAATGACGCCATTCTGAACCAATTTCCCGGTTGTCCCATCAAATCGGACCAAGGCATTATCTGTCGCACTAGCTGGACCAGCCACATCACCGCTTCCAGTCGAATTGATGGTGATGCTATCGGCAGAAGGGTTTGTGGTGATGCTGATATTCGTTCCAGCAATAAAGGTAAGCGTGTCATCCGTAGAATCTGCCACCACATTCCCTTGTCCTGCTACGGCGAACGTATTGAATACATTTTGAGCAGAGCCAGAGCTTACCGTTACCACAATGGAGCCATCCGCCGTTACTTCGACTGTTGGCGAGGCATCTCCAGTAACAGTAATAGATTGCTGACTCATGTGATCGAAGTGTAATTGGCTAGAACTTCTGCGCTGCCTTCAAGTGGAGTAAAGACATAGCCGGGATTGGAATTGTCCTCAGTTTCAATCTGCCAGAAGTATTTACCAACAGGCAGTTTATACCTTCCCGGATTGATCGTGAAAGTCCAGTTGACTGCACTTGTGATCGTGATGTCGCTGTTTGCCGTAGTAAGCTCTAAAGCCGGAACGGTGTTTTGCGGACTTGTCTTAAAGCCCATCTTGACCGATGCAAGATCGCCGGGAGCCAACGGATTCTGAATGGTAATGGATGGAAAACCATTCCAAGTGTCACCAGACACCCAGACGACCATCGCGTTGACTTCTGGCGAGTTTGCAGGGCGCATGAAGATATGGCGATTTATGCAACCAGCGAGCGCAACTGGTTGATAGTGGATTGAGTGGTCATAATATCCGCATCAAGCAGTTGCACCAAAGTAATGTCTCCACGCTGCTCGGCAGAGCTACGTTGCTGAGTGTAGTGCGAAATGCGGTTTTCGAGAAGGACGATGAGCTGTTGGGGTGTCATGGGGAGGAGAATTATTGAGCGGCAAAGCCTTGAGCAGACAAGAATACAGCGCCAGCTCCAGAAGCGGTGGCTGTTTGCACAAGCAAATTGGTATTAACCGATCCACGAAGGGGGGCCGGGAATACAATTTGACCCGCTGGGCGTCCAGTTGTGGGAATGCGCGTTTGCCATAGCACCTTTTGGAAGGTGGCGGTCACACCCGTTCCTGAAATTGCCAACGTGGAACCACCGCGAGTTGCAGAAAGCGTAATCGTGGTAGTAGCGGGCGTTGTTAAAACAAAGTAAGTCACGCCAGTTGAGATGCCAGTCACCGTTGACGCTGTAAATACTACCGCATCACCAATACGAAGGTTGTGAGTGGTCGAGACGGTAAGCGTGTTTGAAGCGATTGTTTGGGACGAGCAAGTAAGGTCAGGCTCGCGGATACGGAGGTCAGTAGCGTTGGTGAGAGTTTCAGATAGCAGATCAATGCTGGTGACATAGTTGCAAAGCGATGCGCCAGCCGCTTCTTTAATTTGAAAGCTCGTTGTCGTGTTTGCAATACCACCAATCGGTGCTGGAGTTTGCCACGAAACTTCAGGTATTGAGTAAGGATGTGTGACCGTAGCAGCACCCGCTGTCATGGTGATACGAGCAGCATCGCCAGCAACAAGGGTTGTTGGTGCCATCGCTGTGCGAACCACACCGCCGACCACAAGAGGGTTTGCGCCAGCCGCAGCATCTTCGGCAGCACCGCCGCCGGTAATCGCTGAAACGGTCGAAACCGTAGTCACGGTGCCGGAAGAAATAGTGACCGCTGGAGTGTTTTGCACCGCAACAGGAGCGGCAGCGGCAATGTCACCCGTGGGGCGAGCCAACATTTCAACACGCAGACGATCATAGTCAAAAATGCGAACATAGCTCAAACGAAGGTCGGTGCGGCGAACAAGGCCACCACCAGCATTTGTAACTGCAAAATCAGCAGGGAGGCTGCGCTGTCCAGAAAACGGCAGAACCAGAACAAGGGTGGTCGTGGCAAGGTTGGCAACCTTCCAAGGTCCATCAACGCCAAGCGAAGCAGAACCAACCGCATCGGCACGCACACCGATAAGTTCAACCAGATCACCAATGACTGCGCCAGCCCAAGTGCCAGAGCCAACAAGGGTCAACTGACGAGTCCCATCTGAGAGAGTGGACAATGTGGCAGTGGAAACAACTTGGGTGATAGCTCCGGGAAGGGCGTTTTGACCCAAAATTTTAGAAATAAATCCACCGCGAGTTGTGGCAGTTACGGCAGCACCCCACACAACGGTAAAGGTTGTAGCGTCCACAACAGAAGCCACCGCAGCAGCAGTGGTTAAGTTGGCAAAGTTCGTCTGGTCGCGTGTGCCATAAGCAACAATCAAATCACCAACCGTCAGGCCATGAGCCGTTGCGGTGGTTACAGTTGCCGTGGTAGTGCCAGATTTTACTGCTGTAATGATTTGAGCGCCCGGAACCGTCAATGAGCGGTTGTTGTTGGCACGAATACGCAATTCATAAGAAGCAGTTGGATCGGGGCAAACTTGGGTTCGCACCAAACGATTTGTGGATTGAGCTACCGCATCCACAGCGGAATCAGACCATTGAGTGCGGTCAGATTGAATCACCATACGGAACTCATTTGTAGGCGTAAATGAGTAGGTATATGGAACAGAACCCGCAATCTGAATGGAAGCAGTCGTTCCAATAGTTGCGCTTTGGTTGCCTGCAACTGTTCCAGAAGGAAGCGCATCTCCACTTTCACTGCGAATATAAAGAGAGGCGTTTGTAGCTGTGGCGTTCTCAAAAATCTGAGAGATACCGTTTTGCGCTTGCCCAAGTCGGCTGCGAGAAAAAATCACGGGGCTAAGGGCAAAAATGCCCGTTGCACCGACATCTGTAAAGGTAACAGCAGAAGTGCCAACGGTGGCAACGGAAGCCGCAAGAATATACTTGCGAAGAGCTTGTGCGGTCCCGGCTGTTACATGGACGGCTACTGCGTTAGGGACGCCTGAAACAACCGTCATTTCAGCGGCGGTATCAAAATCTACTGCGCGGGTAAGAACCCAAGGAGTCGAAACGCTACCAGCAGTAGTCAGAACATAAACACCGTTATTGGCAGTGGCGACTTCGTTTTTCACCAAAAGACGACTACCAACCGAAAGGGCAACTCCATCTTGAGCTGGGAATGCACCATTCGCTGAAGCAGTCAAAGTGGCACCAACACCAGATGCACCGTTGGCATAAGCATTTGCAGGTAGCGCAGCCGTAGTTGCGGCTGCTACAATGCCGAGATACGATTGAGTGGACGGGATTGTTCCACCCGGACCAGCCGTAACCGTAAATTGAGTTGGGCTAGTAACAGTTGCAACAACCAATGATGGGTAGGATACGCGAGTATCAAAAGAATTAGCTATGCCGATTGCTCGCCCCGGAGAAAGCAAGTGTGGAACAGTCGTATCAATCGTGAGGGTTGTGCCAGTTTGATACAACGAAACGATTGGAATATCTGCCGGAACAGGAATGGGCGATCCAGTGTCAACCACTTCAATCGAAAACTCTTGGCCCAAGGTTCTTTGGGACATTGAGGCTCCAATGCCAGTTTCAATCGGCATGGCAAATTGAGGGATGGACTCAATCGTGGTTTGAGTATCAGCAACCAAGGGGCTTTTGGAAACCACTAGATAACTGGCAGCAGCGGCATTTCCGTCCACATAAACCAAATCACCACTAGCAAGGCTTTGATTCCAATTTGTTCCGGGAGTGTAATTTTCAAACGCATCACGGAACTTCGTTGTGATATTGGAAGCAGAATTGACCTCAATGGGGTTCGTGATGCTCGAAACCGTAATAGGGTTGGTCACCGTGACATCGCCATCAGAGGAATTGCCAGCAGCAACCACCAACTGTCGCAGGAGAGGAACAGTATCGTAAGCAATAAAACCCTGTGGGATACCAAGATTATCGAGGGCAGATTGGATTTTAGCGGGAGATGCAATGTTAGAACCACTCATGGGAGATAGTTAGGTTAAAATTGAACAAAAAACAATGGAATTGATGACTATTTAGTCATCCTCATTTTGCCTTCACGAAACTTACGAATCGAGGCCATCAAGCCTTCGCCTTCGTCTTCTTCTTCGCCGCCAGTTTCGCGGAAGGTTTCTTCGGCGGCTTCATCAGATGCCTCGTCAGCACCCTCAGTTTCTTCTTCTCCACTTTCTTCCTCAACGGTTTCCTCGGCCTGTTCAGGCTCTTCGGTTTCCATTTCGGGTTCGGGTTCGGAAGCAAATTCAAAGCCATCAGCAGACTTGAGCTGAAGCTGGTCACCCACCTTGTGAGCCTTGACCAAAATTTCAAATTCTTCTCCATCTTTTTTGTTTTCAGGGACTTTGAAGCCAGCGGGAATTGGGATGAGAACTCCCTTTTCGGAAGGTTCTTCAGCGATGATGAGGGAAGGGAGTTTCATAGGGGAAAATGTATTAATGTGGAAAACCAGCCTCCGCCCGACTTGAGCGGAGGCTGGGTTGAGGGTTTATTAGTATGCAGGGCAGACCGTTCCGGTCACAGCGGTGCAACGCTTCACCATGAGGGCGTAAGCATAGCGGCGCTTGACGGTGGGTTTCCAGCCAGCAACCATCCAAGCCCACCAGCGACCATTGTTCTCAAGCGGGTTGAGAGTTTCGTTGGCGATATTGCGCCAGACGATCTCACCGTTGTAGTTCGGAGCAAGGAACTTGGTGTCCTCACCGACCGTGGAACGGGAAGGTGGAGTCTGACGGATGACGGCTTCTGGATGCCACAGGTAGATGACTTCGTAGCCAGCGGTCAGGTATGCCGGATTCACGATGCTTTGCGTGCCGATAGTGGCAGCAGCGGTCGTGTAGTAAGGAACCTGAACGTAAGCACCGTTCACGAAGTTGTAGCGAGGCATACGATAGTCGATGCAGTGCATGAAACCGCCATAAGGACGGTCAACACCCCAAGACTGAAGGAGCTGAGCGCCTTCGTAGCCTTTGCCCATCTGAGCGAAGCGGAAGTCCTCACGGACGGAAGCCGAACCCTTGATGATTTGGCGGTGAGCTTCAGGCGACATGATTGCCGTGACGAGCGCAGCACCATTGGACATAGCGTAAGGCTCTTCGCCGCCACCGTCCTGCATGATACGGTCCCAAAGAGGATCAAGCTGATCCTGAGAGGCCATATATTCAGCGGGGGTGTTCGGGAACGTGCTGCCGCTACCTTCCGTTTGGGAGGTGTTGTTGATGATCTTGGTGCCAGCGTAATACTGGAACCAGTATTTAGAACGATCTTCCCAAGTATCAACGATGGTGTCGCTGAAGTTGGCGCGGATGTTCTTGACCTGCTCTTCAAACAGATAACCAAATTGGGCATCCGTAAGACAGATGGTGGCCGAGTTGGTCATGTTCTGCTCGATCTGGTAAGCCTCCGTGCTGAGAGCAGGAGACACACTCGATGGGTCGGGCGTGCAGTTGTTATTGCTTCCATCGGGTTGAGTAACCTGAACCCATCCAGCACCACCAGTAGGGTTGGAGCGAAGGGTGTTGACGGTTACGGGGTTAAAGCCGATTCCAAGAGGAAAGTTTTCCTTCTGGATAAGGGCTGCGACACGGCCTTTGGCACGCATCAGGCGACGAACACGTCCTTCAAGACGGCTTGCATCATAAGCAAATTGTTCGGAGAGTGAGGGCATGTGTGTAGATGATTTGGATTTTGCGGTGCTGCATACCATTCTCGACGCAGCAAAGAGTTGCCCGCACAGTGCGGGACTTGCTGGACGATTGGCGAGCTATCCAATCAGGGTTTGGCCCTTGTTATTGCTCCTAGAAACCGTTATTGATACTTGAGCAAAGTATCCCGAACGATGGCGGATTTTTAACTCAATTAAAGTATTGGCATCAAACAAAAATCTTGCAAGTGGTTTTTTTGTATGATACAAAAACAAAGCCGCAATGGACTGCAATCCAAAGCGGCTTCTAACCTCAGAACACACCACAATTATGTCTGAAGCTGACAATAATCTATTACCAATCGTCAAAAAACACAAGCGGGGAGATGTCCGTAAAGATGGAAAAGTTTTTTGGAATTTACAATCCAATCAAACTGAATACTGGGTATCCAAAGAGCTTTTTCTTCATTTAAAGAAATGTGCTCACGAAAAATATAGAGCTTCTTTTAAAAGCAAAGCTACTGGGAAACCTCGCGGCAAAAAACCAGATTCTCTTGAAGTTCGAGAAGCCAAGAAACGTGAAAAATATATCAAATACCGAGCAAATCCTGAACAAGTAGAAAAGCAACGATTAGCTCGCATTGCATGGCAAAAACGAAACAAAGATCGTTTAAACGCCAAACATAAAGAAAAACGCGACAATGATCCCATTTTTGCCACTGCTCATCGAATTCGCAGATTAACAAATTTTGCCTTTGAGCGAAAAGGTTACAAGAAAAATGGAACAACTGAACAAGTTCTTGGTTGCACTTGGGAAGAGTTAAAAGTTCATATTGAGTCTAAATTTTTGCCGGGAATGAATTGGGAGAATCGAAATCAATGGCACATTGATCACATTATTCCTTTAGCATCCGCCAAAACACCAAAAGAGATTGAAGATTTATGCAAATGGCACAACCTCCAACCTCTTTGGCGCGAAGATAACCTCAAGAAAGGCGCAAAGTTAATTACCGCCCATATTGACCTCGGATAGCTTGGAACAACGCATCGTCATCTTCATCTGCGGCTGGCTTTTTAGCCTCAGGTTGGCGACCATTTGAGCTAGGCGTGGCAGCAGATAGGGCTTTATTGGCTTTGCGGAGGTCTGAAAGCTCTTTCCTCATGCCATTAAGCTGCTCAATCAGCACAGCGGCCAAATGGGGTGCTTGAGCCTGCAAAGCGCGATCTTCTGGCGTATCTGCGATCTTGGCTTCTTTGAGTGCGCTAAGAAGTTCGGCACGTTGCTCTTGGGGAAGCTGTTTGAGAAGCGGTCCCATTTGCGTCTCAATCATCTTGGTGGACGATTCAACGGCAGTTTGCCAAGCCTTTTGTTCCTCAAGTGTCTGCCTGGTAACAGTTTGCTTCTTTTCGTGTTCGTAAGCAGCACGGTTTTTGGCAGCATTTCCCTCCAAATCGGCTTCTTTCTTCCAGATTTTGTGAAGCTCATTAGCCTTGTCCAAAATGGTCTTGGCAATGGCAGTTGGAACTTCGTCGTCAGCATCCTTCAACACCTTCTCAATGGCAAGGTTGCGCTTCCACTCAGAGATTTCAGTGAAGGCTTTGGCTAGGCCATCCTTGTCAATATGAAACTCCGACACCATTTCGCTGATGTCCGTGTCAATTTCGCTGATGGGTTGGGCAATTTCTTTTTGATATGTTTCCGAAAGTTTGAAGTCGGTCATGTCTCGGAATTGGCGCAACTCTTCAAGTTCCTTAGTCACCTCGTCGTCGAAAACGGGTTTCTTTTTGAACTCTTCATACTCAGCTTTGAGCTTTTCAAACTCAGGCTTCAGCTTCTCGTATTCCTCCTTGACTTGCTTCAAGCCTTTCCAAGTGGCTTTTTCCTTCTCGGTGGCGACTCGATTCTTGTAAGTCGGAATGTCGTCCTCGCCTTCTTCTTGGGTTTCAGATGCTTCTTCTTCAGCAGCTTCCTCTTCTACCTTCAGCTTTTCCTTGAGGGACTTAGGCTTGTTTTCCGCAGGGTTTTCCGTTTTGTTCTCTTGTTGTTTTTGAGGCTTTTCAGCGGTCTTTTCCTGTTTCATCACAGGATCGGTCTGCTGTTCGGTTTTGGCTTCAGGCGCTTGACGAATAGCGTCCCGAAGTGAGCTAAAGTCGTCCTCCATTTGAATCTGGGGAGCGGCTTCTGTTTGTGGTGCGGTAGGTGCGGCTTGTGCGGGGTCCATATTGGGTTATTTCAAGTGTTTGCGGAGCTTTTCAGGAAGGTTCTCCAGCCGAAGATCAGGCGGCAACGTGTGTTCAAATGGTGTTTCCGTCTTTTCGTCTTCTGGAGCTTCATTCAGCGGGAACGTCATGCTAATCAAAGCAGACAGAACCTCGTTGATGCCCACCTTGCGATGGTAGTCATGGGCAATAATGGTATCGGGATGCACGCCAGCATAGATTTCCGGCATGGATTTTGGCACGCCAGCATCACGAATGGCGTCAAGCGCACTTCTTAACACCGGATGCTGAAGGAGTTCGTTAAGTTGCGCTCGGTTACTATCAATTTTCCGAAACGCGATGGTTTGTCGATTTTGGATCATGCAATTTTGTTATTGGCCTGTTTTTGGGCCATCATTCTCATTTTGAGAGCATTTTGGGCTGTTTGTTGAGCAAACTTAGCGTCATTCTGAGCAAGTTCCTGAGCACTCTTTTTGGCCGCAAAGTCAAGTTCAAGGGCTTTCTTTTGAGCGTCCAGCATGGCAATCCGAGCGGCTGCATCAACCGCTTGGCGGTCAGTGGATAGCATGGGGGATTCACCCTCTTGACTTTCCACACCCGCTTGTTCTGCGGCTTTACGCTGCTGCGCTTCGAGATGCTTCGCACCGTTGATAACCACTTCGCCAAGCTGTTGCAGTTCTTCTTTGTAAATCTTGAACAGCGGATTGCGCTGCGAGATAAACTGCATGTGTTCTCCGGCGTGCTGCCAGATCATCTGCATTTGAGGGATGGCCTGCTCCATTTCGATTTGAAGCTGACTCAAAGCGGTATTCACTTCGTCTAGCTTCTGGAGATGCGCTCCAACGTGGATGACGTGGTTCTGGTTTGGCTCGATGACGGCTGGCTGACCAAGGCCCATCAGGGCATTCTCCATGTTGGCAATCTGGAGGTCCATTGGAGGACGCTGCCCCGGTTGCTTTGGAACCAGCATGTTTGCGTAGGCCACATCCGTGTGAGAAGCAAGATAGGTGCGAAGGGCAATCTGTTGACCATCTACATCCAAGCGGTCCATGACGTTCATCACCGCTCCTGCGGCTGTCCGGCGTTCAAGCACAGAACCTTTGCCAAGTCCTTGATTGATTTCGATGCCATCCACATCCACGGCGTAAATGGCCTCAATTGGCACTCCACGCTTGATACAGCGTTTGCGGAACTCCAAAACCTCTTTCCAGCCACCATGACCAGCGGGGTAATCTCGATTGCACGCACGGCGCACAATTTCTTTGAAGTCGTTCTTCCAGCTATCGAAGAAAAGGTCAATGCCACCTGTGGCAAGACGGCCTTGAACAGCGTTTGCGCTTTGGATTTCTTCGGCAGTCTTGGGGGTTTTGCCGTCCTGACTCATGCCAACACGGAACGAACTTGTCCGCATGTTGAAGATGTTAGTCAGAGAACCGATCGCAGGAATCAAACTGTCCTTAAAAGGAACGTGTGGAACTTCGGGGAAGGAAGTGCCTTGCAGAACCACATTGTATGGACCGCGAGGCTGAATCATCTGGTCAATGACTGCATCTTCGGAAGAAGCCTGAATTGCGGGTGTCGCCGCAAAAATGGCTTGGTCCATGAACTTGCAGGTCATCAAGTTCAGCATCACCGAACCGTTGTGGCCGTTCCAACCATTGCCACGGAGCGCATAGAAATCACCGTTGCTGCCCACGCCATAGGTGTAGGCAGTGATTAGCTGGCTCATGTGGTTATACACACCTTCGCACTTGTAGAGCCAATCACCTTGGCCGTCATAACGACCAATGACATGCGTGATGGTGCCATCTACTTCGGCAATCCATCCGTGGATGAGTTGAACCGTGGTGGCAGAAAGACCGCTAAAGTAGTCTTGATCCTTGTAGGTTTGTTGAGTTTCCTGCGGATTAGAAGTATCAGGCGAACGCTGTTGAGCGGTCTTAATTGCTTTCAGAACCTCATCGGGATTCCAGCCAGCTTTGATTGCAGCATCACGATTCTCAATTTTGCGATGCAATTCTGATGGCAGCATCTCAACTTTGCAAACCACCAAGTCAACATCGTTGATGGTAGCGCGAGTGCGGCGTGGCAGCTTCAAATACTGAAGATCATACACCTTCCAGCGCCAATCATACTTGTCCTCACGGAAAGTGAAAGACACGCCAAACATGGTAAATTGATGAACGCAAAGCTGGACGTTAAAGTTGAAATCGCTCCAGTTCTTCACCATCCGACTGATTTCTTCGGAGATGATCTGACTCCAAGCAAGTTTTTGCTGCTCATCGCCAAACTCAGTTGGGACCGTTCCAAATTGGTCAATTGCATGGAAAAGCTGAATATAAGGCTCTTCAACTTCCCGCTGGCTTTGAGACAAGTAACCAAAGTTGACATTGGTTCGTCCTGCCATCCCATGAATCCGGTCACGGCCTTCGGAAAAAGGAGGGTTGCCGTCCACTTCGGATTGCACCAATGCCCTTGCTCGCATGGCTTGGAAGTCCGCAATGAACAGACCGTTCCAAACGCTTTGTAGTGCTGATGGGTCTTTTACCCGATTCCGCAAGATGATTTCGCCATCCTCGGCGTCCACAATGGGCGGCAAAGTCGAAGGATTGTTAGGGACGTTTGAAAGCTGCAAGGACATTTAACAAAGTATGCTCAAAGTGAGGCATAACAAGCCGATTGTTTGCTTGACTACTCCAATGCGTCAAGCACTCTTTTCACGAAAATGACGGGAAAACCAGCAAGTAGGCAAAGAAAGTGGCAGCTCAAACAAAGTGAAGCTGGTCTTTGTTCTCTTTGCTCGAAACCTTTACTAAAATGGGGTTTGTGTGAGGATCATGTGGAATTGGCTACCATTCGCAGGCGGAAAGCCAAAAAAGTAAAGCGTCACTACTTACCCAAAGGGGCATGGGCAAAAGTAGATTGGTCAATGCCACAAAAACAAATTGCCTCCAACATGGGGGTGTCGGAGGCAACTGTTCGGTATCACCGAAAGAAGGCTAAGTAAAATTGGCGAGCGCGGCAGGATTCGAACCTGCATCCGATTGGCTTCGTAATCAGACAAGCGAAGGTGTTTTATCGCTCCCTGATGTTGCTTCTGCAACCACGCGCTCAAATTGATGCCTGCCGCCGCAAGAGTCCCCCGAAAATTTCCGAAGGCGTATGCCCCCTTGCGCTTGAAGGCCGTTCTCGTCTAGCATAGGAACGGCAGGCAAATTGGTGACTCAGGCTGGAATTGCACCAGCTATTGCAAGGCCCTTCAGTGGCTTCTTTATCTTGCTTTCGCCACTGGACGGAAGGCTGCGTGTCACTTTCCACGCCGCTGAGTCAAAATGTCAAAGATCATTTCTTCTTCACGCTTTTGCTTCCGACACAACCCCATTTCTTACGAGACAGGGCGTTAGGCGAATTGCGGTCTGAACGCCAGTCGCCCTTGATGTTGTTGCTGCGAGCACAGTAAGCATCTGCACGCTTGCTGCCGATAGGTCCGATTTTGCTACCCTTCTGTCCGTATTTGACAGTCTTGGTTCGACCCGTCGAGGGATTCTTAACGGTCTTTGAGAATTTCTTTTCCATATCGTGTTAGTGTCAGATTTAAGACAGCGAGAGACGCTGCTTGATTTGGTATTGCCTCTTCTCAGAATTATCACAAATTCCTTGAAGAAGATTCTGCGTGCCTTGTGTAGCTTTAGGTGTGGCTTTGTCAATTAAATCACACAAATCTTTTTCCCCTTTGAGGATGATGCGAAGAAAAACATCTGCTTTGGTTTCATCAGGAGAAACACTGGACATCTCGGCAGCAGTCTTATTGATCTTGCTGATGCTGATAGTCTCGGTGCCAAAACCGATGATGCGCTCGATGATGTCATCGTATGCGGCCTCATAGTCAGGGTAAAGTTTGCCAAAGAACTTGTGGTCTTCAAAGAAGGTTGGTCCTTTGATGACGTTGTGAGCGCGATGGGCAAGAAACTGGAGGGCGCGAAGGAGGGTGGCGATAGAACTCATGGCAAAAGACTATTCTGATTTAGAATTTACGCAAAGCAAGTTTCTAGCTTGGGTGAATCCAGCCGAGTAGGACTTGGCTTTTTCAATGAGAATCTGGCGGGTATGCTGGTAGTTCATCCAAAGAACAAACCAAACCCAGGGGATGCTGATGGTGATTGCGCCAATGGCGTAGTCTTTAAGTTCAATCATATTTGGGTAAAAATGACTTTAACGGTGCTTGATTCGAGACGTTTGATTAGTGATCAAAACTTGAAGGCAGTTGAGCAGTTACCTTGCCAATCAGTTTCTTGGTCCAAGGACGCTTACCACTTTCCAACATATAGATGTAATTGACTTTTACACCGCAAATTTCAGCGAAGTCTCTGCGTGAAACTCCAAGGTGAAGCCGGAGTGCATACATAAACTTGCGAGCGCACTCTTCATGCTTTTTGGCCTGCTCCACGCATTGAAGATACGAGGCTTCATTTTCCTGCATGAGCTTGTAAAGCTCTGGTTCATTTTTTTCTAGTGATGTCATGTGTAAATCATGCTGTAGTTTTTGCACAAAGATGTGCGGATGTCGGAGCAAATTTGATCTGGCGTTTTGCCTTTGTTGATCGCCCTTTGAACCTGACGCTGAAGGGTTAATACAATTTTTGTGTCAATCAAGACTTTACGGCACTCCGAACGATTTGTTTCCTCTCTGGCGATCTCAATTCGACGGCGAACAAAGTCCTGAAAATCTTCAACCATTTGCTCGGACCACCCATTGATGATTAGCTGGCTGTTAATCATGGCTTCAACCATGTCCAATTTCTGCCTATGCTTCTTCAGCCAATCAGGAATCGCATGGTCTTGAACGTAGATTTCTGGCAATTTGGGAGCCAAGTGTCCAACCCCCATTTGCTTCCAAGCATCATAAAAGGGCTTCGGATTGGATTTGGTTGCCCCCCAATGGTCTTGGATTGCTATCCAGACTTTGTTTTGACCGGGGCTTTTGACAGAAAGCGTCTTGACCGTGGTGACGAGATACATCGGAAGAAGCAGTTTGGTCGCCTTCATGCGGATCACCCGATTCTCAAAAACGTCGAAATCGGAATAATGGTAGTTGACCCCAGCTGCACATGAGATGGCATCTAAGTCAAAAATCACCACACCAGCAGGGTCCGCCATCTCCCAAAGGATGCGATACAACAACTTGTGAGAATGCCCAAGATGCGAGAGCGATTGGATTAAATTGTCTTCAATGAGCTTAGGCATTAAACAAGAATAACACAAAATTAGTGTGCCATCAACAGGCTGTAACAAAAAGAGTGACTAGGGTATGCTATAGGGCTATATATCAGATGATCTTTCTATATACCCTATGTCATAGGGTAGTCACATAAATTGTTACTACTCACAATCAATGAAAACCTACTTTTTCCGTAAGTGGGAATTGTCACTGCGGTTCTCCAATTCGGCATTCAGCGGTGTAGAGGTATTCCAGCGACTCAAAGCGAGGCAGGTTCTCGCAAGGCTTCTCAAACGCCGTGTCCACGCTCAAAACTCGGTTGTTCGGCACAGCAGCAAACCACCCCTCATTAACTTGCAGTAGGTGTAATTGTTTGTGCTGCTGGAAATCATCGGCCAAAGCATTTCCCGTGAAGTCAATCGTGCAAAGGTAACGCGCAGGCAAACGATCTGGATATGGCTTAATCCCACACACATTCAACAGTTGAGCATTCCCACGCTTCCAGATGCCAAACTCATGGACGCAAAACTCCGACGAGAACGTGTCCCAAGGCTGGATCAGCTCGACATCCGGCATCTCACATGGCTTCCAACAAATCGCCTGTATCGGCAGGCAATACATCGCCCCAGCTATCTCAGGCTCATCAAAGCGCACCTGAAACTGGAGGCTCGCCGCTTCCTGACACCTTACCCCTAGAATGTGAGCCTTGAGGTATTTGCCGAAGCCGCTTTGGTGGTTTTGGGTGAACTCTTTGCGGACGAGGCAATGGACGATGGAGGGTAGGTCGGAGAGAATGTAGGGCATGGTATTGGGCTTCGTTAGTCATTGTTGGTGATTCGCTCCAAGCACATCGTGATTTTATCAGGCGGCACAGGTCGCACACGGCAAACTTCCTCAAGAATGACATGCTCGCTTCCCCATGTTTCAGGGTCGCCATCACGCAGACATCCACAGCTTGTAAGCCAAGTGTGAGAAGCGTCTTCAATGATCCACCGCTCAGCAGCGGCAATGCTTTTGAATGGTCCTTCGTTCTTTTGGCCCTCAACGGCTATCCAGTATTTTTTGGTCTTTTTCATAGTTTTGTTATATTTCAAATACAGCACTCATCAGCCATGGGGTTGCAGAGATTCAGCCAAAGGTCGCAAATCCTCGATAGCAATCTTGATGGCTTCACCAAGACTTACCGCGAGCTGATCCCACGTCTGGTTGCCCCCTCGGTTCTCAATAGCATCGCAAGCCAACGACTGAACCAAGATGAATAACCGACAGGCAGGATCATCCGTTACTTCATCAAGCGCACCAAGCACCTGCGTAAGACCTTCAGAGAGTATGTTGGGAGGTGGTTCGTTCATAAGATTAGTCTAAAATACGGTAAGCAATGATGTCATGGCCTTCTTCAGCGTGGTCCCAATCAAATTTTTTTGCTGGACCAATATCCGTTTCCCCGTTGCGAAATTTCACCTCACACTTGGTGTCTTCGGGAATCGGACATTTGCTGAGCAGAGGAACGCAGCAAAACAATTCTGATCCGGGATATTCTGGAATCAAACCCTTACGCTTGGTTCTTTCTTGAATCGGACACCTGTCACCATTCCACAGAATCCAGTCGGGTTCCGTTTTGGTGTCCTCGCATTGGTCGGAACAGACTTCTTTCCGCAGTTCCTCGCGGGCTGCTTTCCATAATTGAAAAGCGTCTTCTTCATTGCAGAAAGTAATGCGGTTTACTTTCCACCAAGCATCAAACGCCTTCCGCTCTTCGTCCTTGGGGAACTCGTAGCCGATGGAGTCGAGGACATGCTTCAAAGCCAGCATCCTTGCCCCCTCTATGCTTTGACCGTTATAAAGTGCCTTCCTCCGTTTGTAGGCAAACATATCCGCTAGTTCCTTGAGTGTGTAGTTTTTGTTCATGGCTTCAAAATCAGTTCAATCTGCTTAATCACGTTCGCAAGATACTTGGTCTGCTCCCCCGTCAAATTACCCCCATGAAATCCCAAAAGGGTGCTCAACTGAAGATACACATTCCGCATAATCAACAAAGCCTCCTCCAGCTTCTTCTCAGCCTTCCCCTCCCGCGCCAGCTTCTCGCAAGCATCGTCTAGCCAAATGCCAATGTCCTCCGGCTCAAGCTGGTCGTCGTGCTCGCCCCTCCGCCATTTGTTGAAGTATCTTAGATTATCAATGAGTTCAGTTGTCATGTTCATATCGTAGGACCAACCCCTTCTCACATCCACCTCCATCACGCAAGTATAAAGTAGAAGATATTATTCAGAGGGTGGCTCAGACGATCCAGCAGACCTACCCCTCGGCATACACCCACACGATTTCGTCTTCCCCCGCTTCAAGTTCTGATACATCGCCTCCATCCGACACCCACAATCACACTCGCATAACCACTTCGATAACCCATGCAAATTCCGAGAGATAAACGATAAAACAACCAACGACCCAAATCGCTGACCCTTCAATGACTGTGGCTTGCGTCCCATAAGTTAAGAATTGGTTACATCTATGAATGCCCCTATGAACTCCGCCGCGACTTGCGGAACGATTGCATTGCCGTAACCGTGGCATCCGACCACCCTTGAGGGTAGCCCATCATCCATGCTCCGAAGCAAGGGTTGAGGCCAACGATCATTTCCGGCGAATGGGTTGCTAACCAAAGCCTGCATATCCTTTTCGCCACACCAGTTCCATTGTCCAGGGAAGAAAGTATTCGGGCGCGACTCCAATCTCTGCCCTCTCTGGCTGAGATTGTGGGCAACCCAATAAAGTCTCTGCCTGATGTGCGGTGCGCCAACGCTGTGTGCGCCCAATACGGTCGCCCCGCAGGTGTAACCTTCTGCTTCCAAGTCTGCTGATACTCCATCAAGCCACCCATGCCCAATCGCTGACGCAACCTGTTCCCCAAAGACATGCTCAGGTCGGCACTGGCGGATGAGTTCAAAGAACACGGGCCAGAGATGCCGCTCGTCTGCTGCTCCAAGACCTTTTCCTGCTGCGGAGAATGGCTGGCAAGGACAGCTTCCCGTCCACACAGGTCGCTCACTTGACCATCCTGCAAGCTGCAAGGCAAGGCTCCACCCTCCAATTCCAGCAAAGAAATGACATTGGGTGAAACCACGCAAGTCGTCGGGCGACACTTCCGCGATGCTTCGCTCATCAACGTGTCCATCAGGGATTGCTCCCACTTTGATGAGTTCACGAAGCCATGCTGCTGTTTTAGGGTCATATTCATTGTAGTAATTCATGATTAAAGTAGAAGATACTTTTCAAAGGTAGAGCTAAAATCCAGACAACACCCCCACCCTCACGGAAATCACTCGCTCTCCAAACAAAGGGGGTGGTGGTCAATTCAAAACCCTGACAGAACTCCATTCAATGTCAAATGGTAGAAGATATATTTGAGGTGGATTTATGAAGAGGGGCTACGCATACCAGCCGCCCGTGGTTTTGCCCCCCGCCGGGGCCGGGCGTGGTGTCCCTTGCTCTTGCTTTGGACTACCCACTGCCGCGCCTGCCCCCCTGCTCTGCCGTTGTCCTGCTCTCATGCGCAAACGCTAGCACTTGCCATGCTCCAGCTTGAATCTTTCCATGTATTTACTTTGTAGCTAACTCCCATCAAGATCACTAAAGCAGACAAGTTGGCCTGATCGCCTCAGGAATTGAACGAATCCCCATAGTTTCCGCTATCTTCCACAATTTCTGCCTCACACTCTATGATATTTGGATCCTCTTGACCTCCTCCAAAGGCAAAAGCCTGGTTTACGTTAACGATTGGCTGTGACCATTTACCCGCCAAGGCCGCCATTTTGAAGATTCTTTCGATATCGGCGATATTTTCGATGGCTAAATGGTCGATTTCGCCAGAAGCGCGCTGGAGCCCTTTTTGGGCTATTTTAGAGGCGAGGAGCAGATTCGAGGCTGAAAGTCCCTCCGCACTCTCCGAAACTTTTTGGGCGACTTTTTGCGCCAAAGAAGCCGTTTCACCCCTTTCTGTTAAATTCGCGGTTAAGTTTTCCTTATCTTCTCCTTTTTCGACCTTTGCGGCAGTGTTAACTAGTTCAGCGTTTGCGCTATAGGCTGCTTTCCAGATTGGATCGAGGAACCGGCGCTGGCGAATAGCGTTTCGCTCTACTCCGAAACTGTCTGCTAGTTGGCTATCGGGGACGCCGCGAATGGATGCCGCTTTTAGTGCTTCCCATGCTTCCGGTGAAATGACTGGATGATTTGCCATAAGTTACGCTCCCTCTTTTCCTTCTACCTTTCAAGGGGAAAGTTCCACGTGGAACATTATGGAAATTATAATCAGAAAAGATGGGGTGAGGGTATTGACATCTCCCACAAGGGAGAATATATATATCACCACGCCACAAAGGCTATCACTATATGACTATAACACTCTCATTTGAAACGTTGTTAGTAGGCTCCGACTTTGCCGGAGCAATAACCGGCCCTTATCGCTCTCACGGTGAGGTGGAAATTTTACCTTCAGGCAAACGCCTCAAGGTTCTCTCAACAGAAAATTGTGCTAACACTTCCGACGCTCTGATTAGAGCAATGCGGAAAGAAGGCGTTCGGGGGAATATAATGACGCAAGCTCTTTAATCCATCCCAAAGGGGGGGGCGCGCATCCTACACGCGAAAACCACAAACCAAACCAAAACACGATATGACAACGCAAGCCACACCAAAAACCTACGGCCTCAGCTACTGGATAAATCAAACCATGCAAACTCGTCATTGGGGGCATACCTATGTCCACGCTGGCGCTCGCAATGCCGCCCCTTTCAGTTTCCGCGCTTTTGAGCATGATGGGATTGTTTTTAGCTTTAGCTCTTGGGGCCGGTCACTTGTTCGCGGCGGACACAAATACAAAGTCCACGCTCGTTACGCTGACAGCGGCAAGCCAGTCCCTGCCAAAGTGCTTAAAAATCTTTAATTCTTCCTCTCCCATGACCAAACGCGAACTCGCCCACATCCGCGCCTTCCGCGCATCCCTAATCGAGCTTGCCCGCCTCATCGCTGGCACGCTCCTGATCGCCGTCGCTGTCGCCTCTCTACCGTTCCTTTTCGCCGTCCTATGAAAACAGCCCCCAAATACCTTCAAGAGATTTACGGCCCTATCAGCCCCGAAACATGGGCCGAATGGCTCGCCCTTGTCCAGCAAGCCAAGGCCGTTCTTTCCTCGCCGTCATGCGACTGGAGCGCCGCCCGCGCCTTCTTTGACTCATGCGGACCGGTTCAAGGCGGCCTTTCTAGCGCCAGTTCTAGCCTCAAAACAAAGCGCCCCTTTCCTTGGTGCGGCGTTCACATGCATTTCCAGACCTGCACGCGCTCAATCTCGCTAGACGTTGAAACGCACGATTCTGACATCCGCACCCTCGCCGAGTTTATCGAAGATTAACCTCAACCCGCCAAAATATGACGCCCGCACAAGAGCAAGCCCGCCTAGAAGCCGCCCTCGCCCACGATCTTTTCGGCGGCATCTTGCTCGCCGGTTTGACAGTTGCGCTGGCGTTTTTGCTAGCTGTTAAGTAACTCAAAATATCCTCACCTATGAAAACCGAACTACAAAAAAAATTGGCCAAAATTGCCCCCAGCGTCTCTATCGTAACCTTTTGGAGCCATGACCCCGACCTTCGAGACATCCGCGAAGATTGCGATGGCTTCGACGATGAAGACCCAGACGACTGGCAGGCGTGGCTAAGCGAGGTTCGAGCCTCAGCTATCGCCGACGGCGAAGAGATCAGCGGCTCCGCTTACCTTGGCGGAACTTGGGAAAAAGCGGATGATGTGCCGGAAATATCAAACCCTACGATCTCAGGCTATGAGCGCCAAATGACAGAGGAAGCTCTTCGCGAGCTTGGCGAACAAATAACGAATGAAATGCTTTGCAGCCAAATCATTGAAGCCCTTCGTTTTTTGGAAACTGCCGAATAATCCCCCCCAAACTAAACCAGACACCCACACAATATGAAAACGAAAGAAACATACCTTGCCGCCTTGTTTAAGTTTGTCAGCCAGCGCCCCGGCCTTGAGTTCGGACATTACGGAAGCGCCGCCGCTTATCGCTCCGAGTCTCGGAGAATTACCCGCCAACGTCATGATTTTCGGCGCCTTGCTCATGAAGTGGAGCTGCTCCCCAACGGGATCAGCGCCGAAAAATTGATTGAGGCTTCAAAATCGGCTTTTTCCGGTCGCCTCACATTCGTGGAAAAGGGCGACAAGGTGGGCGTTGACTATTGCGCCGGTCAGTATTTCCCGACCGAGTATAGAGCTGCCGCCTGCGCCGTGCTCGCTTCCGCGCTTTGGGACTATTACCGCGCCAACATTCCGCCAGAAACGGAAAACAAAGGCGACAAGCTCCGCGCCAAGTTTTGCAGAATGTTTGGCGCTTCCATCGCGAGCCGTTGGTTTGACTAACCTTTACCCCTTCCACAATATGACCCAAGATTCTAATTCACTCAGCGCCCACTATCGCGCCACCTCCGCCAAGCTCGCCAGAAGTCGCCAAATCAGGGAGGGCATAACTTGGCTCTCTCTCTGGCTCTCCGCTGGCCTTGCCGCCGCGTTTGCGATGCTTTGACGTTCATCCCGTCCCTGCTCAGGCGGGGGCGGCATTGAGCGCCAAAAGCGCCATCACACAATATGAAACAGATACAACTCCAAGCCCACGATCTCGACAACAACCGCGTTCTGCGAGCCGCAGGCGTTCGCCGGATTTTTCCAGGATGGTACACTGTGACCTATAACGGCGCAAAGCTCGATTGCTCGACGGTCACAAGCGCCAAACGCAACCGTAAAGGCGCAATTCGTTATGCGCCACCGACTGGCTGCTATTAAGAGCCATGAACCCCGAACTAGAAACCAAGTTAGAACGCCTTTTCGACGCGATGGAGGCCAAACAAGCTGAAATCCGGCGAGAGGCCGAAGACCAAAAACTTTCTCGCCATCGCTACTGGTGGCAAGAGCCGCAAACAAACGAAACACCATGCCAAGAAAACACGCTCGCTTCCTCATCTCCTACGCCATAACAGGCAAAACCTACACGATCACCCTTCCCGGCTTGTCTGCTAGTCACATCTGGCGATCATGGGACCGCCCCGGTTCTACGCTTTTAAACGTGGTTGAATGCGACCACCACGGATTGCCAGAGCAGTAAAGAGAGCAGTAAAAACCATTTGCCTACCTGAGAAAGAGCCGTAAATCAAAATCCATAATATGACAAAAGATATGACCATCGAACAATTTTGCACCAAACACAAAGCCTGCAAAGAAGGCAAAAAATGGGCTTCAGCCTACTGCGCTTCAATGGAGGGGGTGTGGAGAAAAGCCAAACCAGCTTGGCTTCTTTGGGTCGCCACGCGGCCTTCGGTATTGACCGATAAAGAGCTTCGGTTATTTGCGGTGTTCGCCGCAAGGCAAGTGCAACACTTGATGACCGATTCGCGCTCAATAGCAGCTATTGATGTTGCAGAACGGTTTGCGAATGGCGAAGCGAGTGTCGAGGAACTTGAAACAGCATACGCAGTAGCAAGGGCAGTAGCAAGGGCAGCAGCATACACAGCAGCATACGCAACAACAAGCGCAGCAAGGGCAGCAGCAAGGGTAGCAACATCGGCAGCAAGGGCAGCAACATGGGCATCAGACGCAGCAGCATCGGCAGCAAGGACAGCAGCAAACGAAGCAAACGCAGCAAGGGCAGCAGCATACGCATCAGACGCAGCAGCAGAAGCAGAAGCATACGCAGCAACAGGAGCAGAAGCATACGCAGCAGCATGGGCAGTAGCAAAGGCAGTAGCAACAGACGTAGCATCATGCGCAGCAAGGGCAGCAGCAGACAACGCAAGGGTGGCAGCATACGCAGCAGCATGGGCAACAAACAACGCAGCCATGAAAGAATCTCAAGCCACATGGCTCCGGGAAAACACCACGCCTAATTTTCTATGAAAACACCAAACTCAATAGTCGAGCTTCTTCGGAAGCATCACAACGAAGCTGCATCACCTATGGCCTTCATTCGGGCTATACGCGAGAAGTGCGGAGTCCACACATCCAGCGTCTATCGCTGGCTCAACGGAGAAAAGTTTCCGAACGGTCAGCACACGTTATCCATACTCGATTACCTTAACGAGCAAGAGCCGTAAAATGAAACTACTCGCTGATATTTTAATCGTTGTGTGGATCACCATTACGATCATCGTTGCCATTCATTTACTTTTCAAACTTGCATGAGCCGTTACGGAAACTCAATGATCCCCAGTGATCGTCAATATGATGAATACTACGCAATTCGTTGCGAAGATTGCAACGTGAAGCTCAACACCGAAGAACTCAAGCGAGGCGATCCATATCTCTGCGAGATTTGCTTTGAACGCGAACAAGAAACCGAAGAAGAATAAACACAAATAACCACCATGAGCACACCACGACCAACACCAGAGACGGATGCAAAAGCATCGCCCCATATCGGGTTCTATTCGTGTGCCACAGTCCCCGCCGACTTCGCACGCCGTCTTGAGCGCGAGCGCGACGAGGCGCGGGACCAGGTCCAAGCCATGCGCGAAGCCATCAGGGAAGTGTCTTTGCAACTGACCTTTGCCGAAAAAGTGTCCGGTGCCAGCGTCCTTCACATTTATGTTTATGACGCCCTCATCAAACTCCAACCCTTCCTGCCATGACCGACGAACAAATGAGAATCGCGATTGCGGAAAGCGTTGGCTACAAAGAGCTATTTATGGACAACGGAAAGTCCATGATCCCGCAAAGATGGGAATC